AAATGATGCAATAAAATAACAGAGTTCTAACGTAGTACATAATATATACTATATTTTATCTCTTACACAACCAAGCAATCAGTAGACCGTCTACCATAAATAATTCTTCTCTACTACCATAGTGACAAAGAATTCCTCAGAGATAAAATATAAGTAAATTGCATCATACATGATTTTAAAGTCTGCACTAATGCTAGTTCGAGTGAGTTGTATAAATCAATATACATTTCAGACTAGACATAAGCCCCACATGTTTGTCAAGGATTCTCACCTTAATAACTTATAGTTTAATTACCATTAATAATGTAGAAGATATAACCTACAGCAAATAATGCTATAAGAATGTAAATAATTGCAACTTCTACAAATGCAATTATTCTTTCAAATAAGTCGTCGTCATCTTTCTTCATAATTTAATAGTTTATAAATTTGCATTTTACACCTAAAACTTAAGACTAAAGGAATTCTCTAATCTGGCATGGATTAGCTAAGTATTTACATGGATAGTCCACAACCTTTAGATTTACATAAGAAACTGGTGTCCTCAATGTCTTGGAAAGTTATTGAGTTTTTTAAAAATTGCTATAATGATGACTCAATTGTAGTGATACGCAGAAGCATTGGACACTTTCATGTCCACGCTCCTACACAAGATTTTAAACACTTTCTAAAATCAAGTCGGACGGTATGAGTATACCATACCTTTTTTTCTCTTTGTTTAAAATTTTAACAAAAAGTTTCGCGTCATTGAGTCCCTCCAATGTGCTAGGAAATTCTTGTATAATTAGAGGTTTAGCATAATCATATGTTTTTACAACATATATATGCTCGTTAAAAATGAATTTTTCCACGGTTTACAATTTTAAAAAAAGTTATACAATAGCTATATATTAATATCATTCGTCATCATCATCAGTTAATGATGAATCGGTTTGAATGGGTGGAGTGACAGTATTACCCTTACTCTCATCTCCCTTGTCAACTTTTTTCAACACCCAATAAATTTCACGATTTAGATTACTGTCTGCATTTCTTCGAATTACTTCTTCGACTGTACCGCCATTTAACTCGGTATCCCATTCGTTAGTATCTTCGAACCCTACGACCTCATCATTTTCGCCAATTATAGGCACAACCTTAGAATATCCGACAGCGTTAAGGGTATGCAATTCTGTTTGACTGCCATTTTTATCATAGTAGTAAAAACTTTCAACATCATATAATTCACTGACATTCATAGTTTTGTACACTAACGGTAAAGAAAACTGACAATCTTCTAACTTAATTACTTCCCCCTTCTTAGTTGTAAACTGTTTTTCGTCCGATTCCATACATCTTATAAACCGGTCTAGTAGCTTCTTGTAAGCCTTAGCGGTTTCGTCCTCTGTTGGAAATAGACACTTAACTAAGTTTACATCTCTAATTGCCGCTGCCTTGGGATTGAGAACACGCACGCCATTAATCATAATGAACGGTTCGCAATTCTTATCCCCTGTCGTGTAAGAGAATGTGCATACGTAATACTCATTTCCATTTTCCCTTACACGTTTTTCTGCTTGAATTAATTTACTTAACATGATTGTAATTTTTTGATAAAACCTAATACTTAATACTTGTTGAGAAAGAAACACGCCATTGAGTGAACCCCGTAGGGGTGTTACTTCCGAAACAAGGTAGAGGGGTATGATCTTTTGCTGGTCCACACACTCACAATTATCCTCATAATTTTTTGTTATATATTTTTAATTTTTGTTAAATTTTGGCTATTAAATATACATAAACTTTTATAAAAAACGTTAACAATTTATCACAATAAGCAACAAATATAACGTATAATACGTTACTGTATTAGTACAGTCTAACACAGTAAATACAGTAAGTAGTATAAGTAAGTAAATGCAACTACTACTTACTTAATATTATAAGTAACATGTATACTAGTAAAGAAGTAACTTTTATAGCTAACCAAGTAATTAAACTAAGTACTCTTACTTAGATAACACTAATGAAATCATATGGATTTATAATATCAGAAGCATGAATTACTATTACATTAGAAAGAAAGACTAGCAATATTCTAACTGCATTTACTTAGCTAATATAAGTAAAAAAGCTAGATACAACGATGATTATAGAACTTTTACTATACCAGGTAAAATAGAGTACACATTTACTGAATAGTTATACAAAGATTTCAAAGAAGATATAAAGAAACATTCCTGAAGTACAAAGGATCGTAGCCACCTAAGCATACCATTAGAACTGCTCAACGTAGGTCTGAATCGTAAAAGTCAGCAGAGTTATTCCCTATCTCTGGGTATATTAAAATAGGGACCCCTTAAAATATTAGTTAGTATGGCACAAGATAATAACAAAAAGAACTATCCAGAGTATCATTTTCAGAAGAAAACTTATTTAGCAGTACCAGAAATTAGTGAAGGAGCATGCGTTGGTTGTGCTTTCTACAATAAATTAGATTGCTCAAAGTATCCAGAACGTATAGTATTGTGTAGACAAGGTAACATTTTCAAGAGGAAATTGCAACATATAGACGATTAATACGTTTAATAAAGAAAATTTTATTTTATGGAAGATAAAGTACTTAAGACAGTAGTAGATAGCATTAAATATTCATTTAAGAAAGATATACTAGTAAAACCATTGCCTGTTACTAAGGTTACTGTAGAATATACAGAACAGATACCTACTGGTGAAAAAGATGAAGAAGGTTTCAACAAGTATGAAACTAAAAATCACACTAAAGAAGTAGATTCAGAATTTTCAAGAGGTATTGTTATATCTTTACCTACTAGTAAGGTAATAAATGAAGCTAACGATATAGACATTAAGCTTGGCGATACTATAGTTTATGTATCTAAATTTGCTAAGAATTTTGATCTATTTAAAGACTCGCAACTAGTTAAACCATACGATGTAATCGCAGTTGAGTCTGCTGAGAAAAAGTAATTATTTAAGAGTGCCCGTGCGAGCTTAGTCGTCGCATCTGCACTATAAAAATTTTATTCATATATTTACATTCTAAATACCCAGGGTTAAAAGCTCTGGGTATTTTTATATAGTATACTTACTTAATAAATGTTAAATATTATAACCATTTACATATACTGCGTTATATAAGCATATGGTAACAATGATTATGATACTAATTATAACCGTAGTAAGTATTATTTCATGCATACATTGTAGAAATATAGGTTATAACAAAGGTTATTCAGACGGTTATGAAGAATGTAAAAAGAATTTTGAAAAGATAGAAAGATATAAAAGATCTATGAGTTCAAAGTTCTTAGAAAAATTTAAATATTAATAATATGAAACAGTATAAAGTTATTAAAGAATTTGGTTGTGCCAAAAAAGGAGATATTTTCAATGAAACATCTGAAGGATACTTTGAAATGGATAGCACATCTGAGTGCGTTGATGTGTATAGCAATCGTAATATGTGTGTCAGCTCCGATATTATTAACACACTATTGGATGCAAAGTTTGTTGAAGAATTTAACTCAGAAACGAAAGAAGAAGAATTTGCAAAAGATAAACTAACTAGTATTAGTAACTTTATCTATGAAGCTAAAGAACAGTATAAGAAAGATCACGATAGTTTGATTGATGAATATAACGAAGGTAACTTACCAGCTTGTGTAAAAGTAGAAGCTGATACTGTTTACTTTAATATGAACAAGGTGCTAACTAAAATTGAGGAACTAATAAATGAATAAACTAGTTAAGGAATGTAAGAAGAAAGATCTATATTCTGAATTCTTAAAGTCCTTAAATGGTATTATTCAACTGCCAGACAGGGAGTTACAATTGCTTACTACTTTAGTAGATTTATAGATAAATAAGCAAAAACTCCCTGGTACTAGTGAAAGCGTGATTAGTACTGAGAATAGAAAATACATTACTCATACTTTAGGTATTACTCCTGATAACTTAAGTAGGTATTTAAGTAAATTCAAAGAGCAAGGACTTCTAGTAAAAGGGAAAATAGATAATGAATGGTTAGTAAATAAAATACTTATACCTGAAATAATTAAAGATAGAGTACAGATAACTATTATACTTAAAGTAAACAATGAAGAATAATACAACACATATACTATATCCAGATGGTCTTATTGTAAAGATAACCTATCATAGTTGGTTTAAGTCTATAATAGACCTAATAAAGAATCGACCAGATTTTGATATGGATTGTTATATTCCAGTTATACCATATAGTAAATCAGAGAAATCAAAATTATATGAACTGCTTAGAAGAAACATTAACTTAGATTTTAACGATATTATGGTATTGGTTAATAGTATAAGACCTAACTCTATTCAAAACTCTCAATTAGATTGTAATCCTAACTATGTCAATACAACAAAGAAAAAAGATATCGATCTACTCAGAACTAGCAAACAAGTATAATCTACCGTACCCAGTAATAGAAGTTATATGTAATAGTCCTTTCAAATTTGCTAAATAGATTATAGCTGACGATGCTGATAAAAAAGACATAATGTTTGCTTACTTATTTAAACTAAAACTAAAGAAATTATACAAAATAATTAAAGACAATGAAACTGATAGAAAGTAAAGTAGAGCTATTAACACAAGGTAACGGTATAGAAGGAGTTTATAAGCAAATAGAGTTAGCTGGTCGTACTTGTTATAAATCTGAAGATAAAATTACTTCTGCTTCAGCTAAAGAGTTTACAGATAGAATGATCAAATCAGGTCATGGAGCTATGCTTGAACATGGTACTATTTATCTTACTATTGCTAGGACAGCTGCGAACATTGGAGACCCTATATTCTATGTTAGGAATAAATACTCTAAAGTAAATGAGGATGAGATATTTTACTTCATAACTACTAATATGCGTGTACTAGTAGAGAATAACAGACTAGATGATTTACAATATCAAGTAAAACCTACAAAATTTCATGAGAAACGGATTACTGTTAAGTTTATATGTGATAGAGGGATAAGCCATGAGTTTGTAAGACATCGTGTATTTAGTTTTGCTCAAGAAAGCACTCGTTACTGTAACTATAGTAAGGATAAATTTAATAACAGGCTTACTTTTATTAAACCTACTTGGCTAGATATACCTACTGGTGATTATACTTATTGGGACGGAGACTGGTGCGATATCGATAATATGAAAATTCAATTACCATCAGATGGTGGCATAACAGACAACTTCTTATGGTGTTTAAAGAATGCAGATAGTCAATATCTATTACTAATCAATAAAGGCTTAAAACCTCAAGAGGCTCGTCAAATACTACCAAATGCAACTAAGACTGAATTAGTAATGACAGGCTTTGTAAGTGATTGGGTACACTTCTTAGAACTGAGATGTAGTAAAGCAGCCCACCCAGATGCTCAGAAGTTAGCTAATGAATTAAAAGAACTAATTTATAAGTAATATGCACACATTTATAGAAGAGTGTCTAGAACCACTATATAGACTACAATCTCTTAGAGAGATATATTTCGATCCTGTATTAATGAATGACATGTTGCTATTTATAGCAATGCAAGATAATAGACTATTAAAAGTATGAAAATAGATAAATACGAATGCAGCTTTCCTGGTAAGTTATGGGTAACAGTATTAGATTATAATGAGCCTTTAAATAAACTAATAAATAAGTTCACATTTAAAAAGAACATTAAAGGATTTGATGAAAGCGTTAAAGATATCGAACTGTTATTATCAGAAGACAAAAACAAAGCTTACGCCGCATGTTATCCAGTAATGGAAAATAGTACAGGAGAAATGGGGGTACTTACTATAATATTTGATGAGATTGATGTTGATGTAATATCACATGAAGCAGTACATGTAGCAGATTACTTCTTTGAAGTAGGTGGTATATATGGAGAAGACTTCTCAGAAGGTAATGAAGCTTATGCTTACTTAGTTGGTTGGTCAGCAGGTAATATATCTAAAACAATAATAGACTATGAAAGAAGAAGAGATAAAAAGCAACAAGAACGTATCTAAAAAGAACGACTTCAAAGATAATAAACTTAGATGGGACTTACTTCCATTACCTGAAATAGAAGATATTGTTGCTGTGTATACAGCAGGGTCTAAGAAATATGGAGACAATAACTGGCAGAATTTGCCTAACGGTTTACAAAGATATAAAGCTGCATTACTTAGACATTTACTTTGTTATGAAAAAGGGGAAGAATTCGATGAAGAAACTGGTTGCAGACATCTCGCTCAAGTAGCATGGAATGCTATAGCTATGCTTTGGATAAGTAAGTATAAAACTTTCAAAAACGCTACTCCTGAAATGTTAATTAAAGCTTTAGATGAGCGAATAAAAGAAAAGGTAGATAGCTGTAATAATATACTTAATGAAATTGAAAGTAAAGAAACAAAAAAATAAAATAATATGGAACAGTTAAAATTTAAGAAATTAGATTATTCAGTAAAGAAGGAAGACGGAACAGAAGAGATTAAAAAGTCTGAAGGTAAGTTACCTACTAGAGCTACAGCAGGAGATGCAGGTTTGGATTTGTACTCTACTCGTATGACACAGGAAGTAGACAATAGTGGTAAATTAGTATTAGTATATCACACAGATATTGCTGTAGAGATTCCTGAAGGATATGTAGGTTTACTTTGTATGAAGTCTTCAGTTGCTAACAGATCTATTACTTTAGCGAACTCTGTTGGCGTTATTGACTCTGGTTATAGAGGAGAGTTAATGGCTAAATTTAAAGTAACTACTGATTCTGTTCCTACTATATACTCTGTTGGAGAAGCATTTGCCCAATTATTAATAGTACCTTGTAGCATATTAGAACCAGTATTTGTAGAAGAACTTGGTGAAACAGAAAGAGATACGAAGGGATTTGGAGAAGCAGATAAAGTAGAAATAAAATAATAGAGTTATGGATTTATATATTTGTAAAAATACAAGAAGTATAATTGCTATTGATGATAATAAACAAGCAATAGAATATAACATACAAGATGTTAGTGAAGGTACGATCATCAGAGAAGATTGCAATGTGTTTATTGATGGTAAAATTATAAAGGCTAATAAAGGAGACTTAATTGTTGGTATGTATTCACCTGAAGATAGATATAATTTAGAGTATTATGTTATCCAAGGAACTTACTTAGGTGATTTATTAGAAAGAATTATTGCAGAAGAGAAGAAAAGAGAAGCAAAAGACAAAGTTTGTGAATGCAATAGTTGTTGTGATACTTGTGAATGCTTTAATTAAATATGCTACATTTCTTTGATATAGTTGGTGGTGAAGTAGTAGTACACGCTGATTTATGGGCATTACCACCATTTGAAAAACTATGGAATCTAGATAAAGATCCTTCTAAAGCTCACGCTAACAAGGTAGTAAAATTTATTATATTATGTGATTACTGGAATAGCCCATATGTAAAGAGTATTAGTAGTACTGAGCTTAGAGAAAGAAAGTTAAAAGAAAGGATATTTAAAGATGAAAATTACTCTCTTACTTTAGAGGAATAGATAAGTAGAGATGAATATAAAGAGCTTATTAATACTAGAAATCTCAAGATGCTGACTTCTATTATGAATAAATTAGATACTATTAGTAATTACTATGAATCTTCTTTAGAGGAAGAACTAGATGAAACTAAGATAGGTAAATTATTAGCAGGATTTGAGAAAGTAAAAGGTACGATGCAAACTATAGATTTTCTAGAAAAGTCTGTTAAAGCAGAAGAGCTTGATAATACTAAAGTTAAAGGTAATTCTCAAATTAATCCATACGAGTTGGTAAAAAAAGTACAGTAACTAGCAACATAAAAAATAAAGTTACGTTTTACAGAAAAAAATAAAGAAACTATGAAAAAGAAGAAATTTTATACCAAGAAAGAAGAAGTTTATTTAGATTTGACAAATCCTAATCAGACAGTTGGTGAAGCTATTGCACAATCAAATGCTGAAAGAAATGCTATCAGAGAAGCTGTTTGTGAAATTATAGAAGAAAAGATGGTTGAGAAACCAATAAAAAAATCTAAATGGTATACTAAGTTTTGGAATAGATTAAAGAACTTATTTTAAAATATATGTCTAACGGGGATAGACATTAAACATTCCCCGATTTTCCTCTATGGTGTAGTGGTAGCACGGGAGGCTCTTAAAGGTTTGATGACTAATCGAATGCTAAAAATATGACAAAAAATAAAATATATGCACTTACAGACGAACAGTTTGTAGAAATGCTTAAAAGTAGTGCAACAATATCTGAAGTTTTATTTAAGTTAGGTTATACAATAAAAGGAAATTCTTGGGGGTATTCTCAAATAAAACAGAGAATGGTTGATTTAAATCTTGATTTTTCTATATTCAAAGGAAAAAAAGGTATACATAAAAATACTGAAAGAAAAAGTATAACACCAGAAATGTTGTTAAGAGAAAATTGCAAACACTCAAGATCAGTACTTAGAAAATATATCATAAAAAATAATTTATTACCATATAAATGTTCTATTTGTGGTTTAATTGAATGGAATGGTAAAACATTAAGTCTAGAACTAGATCACATCAATGGTAAAAATAATGATAATAGATTAGAAAACTTAAGATTTTTATGCCCTAATTGTCATAGCCAGACTACTACTTATGGTAGTAGAAATCAACAAATAAATTATAGTGCATCTGATTACGAAATTACTGATGATATACACAAGTTAGTTTATGATACTTATGAAAAATATAAAAGTATAAAAACTGTATCTAGTGTATTAGGTATTAGAAGAAACGTTGTTACTAAAATTGTGAGTGAGACTGGTCAAAAGCATTCAAATCAAAAATTTATAATAAGATACGACAAGGATCATAATGAAATAAAACGTTATGGCAGTCTAGTAGAAGCAGCTAAAGATTTAATTTCTAATAATGAAGTTAAAACTAAACGAATAAAAACCTGTACTAGAACAATAATGTATAATAAAGATAATTTTTGGTTAAATAGTTATTGGACAGTGTTGGATGGTAGTGGGATAATAAATAATCCACTATTAGAATCTTCTCTAATTGACTCGGAAAACAGAAATGTTGACGAGGCGCAAGCTAAAGCAGCGTGACAGACTAAACGAGAAGACTGACCTTAGGGTTGGATGCAATAGTCGAGCAAATGAACCCTCCAGGTCCGGGTTCGATTCGATGGTAGAGGGACCAATAAAAAATAATTTAATGTTACTATCACAAATATGATAGACTTCTAGAAAAAAATATTAAATAGCAATAAGTTTAGACAAGCCTGTATTCAATTTTAGAATACAGGCTCTTATTGTTCATATCCTTCAGGAACATCTGAATACTATCAATTCTGGGATGAAGAAATGAACAGATGCATTAATGGTTATACTGCTGATGATGGGGACTATATCACAGGGTATAACTATTTTTATATAAACTATTGTCCTATACAAAGAATAGTACATACAGTAAAGAAGTTACCAGATGGTACTACTAAAGTAATAAAAACTAGATCGTTATAGTTTCCAGACTTTTATGACTATGACTATTACTTTTTCTTAGCAATGGCAGAAGCTGAAGAAAAAGGTAAACATATGTGTGTACTTAAATCACGTCGTAAAGGATACTCTTATAAGAATGCTGCAATGGCATGCCGCAACTATTACTTAATACCTAATAGTAAGACTTACATATACGCTTCAAATAAACAATACTTAACAGAGGATGGTATACTTACTAAAGCATGGGATTATATGGACTTTATAGATAAGAACACAGCTTGGGGTAAGAAGAGATCTGTGAATACATCAATGCGTAAAAGAGCAGGTTTCTTTACTAAAGATGAATTTGGTAATGAAATAGAAATGGGTTATAAGTCTGAAATAATTGGAGTATCTCTAAAAGACAATCCAGATGCAACTCGTGGTAAAGCTGGTAAACTTATTATATTTGAAGAAGCTGGGTCTTTTCCAGAATTAGGGGCTGCATGGTAGATTGCTAGACCTTCTGTAGAACAAGATGGTATAGCATTCGGAACAATGGTAGCATTTGGATGTGTGTGTGCTGGTACTAAAGTATGGACAGCTAATGGTAAGTGTGTATCTATTGAAGAACTCAATCCTAAAGATGGTATAATGGGGTGGGATACATATTAGGCTTATCCTCAAAATATATCTAATGTAAATCCTCCAGCAAAAAAACCATGTTTAAGAATAACTACTAATACTGGTAGAACACTAGAGTGTAGCACAGATCACCCGTTGTTATGGTCTACTCCAGGTAAAACAAAAAGAGTACCTGGAAAGAGGAAAGAAAATGAACACATGAAATCATGGTTGTGGCACAAAGCTGAACTATGTAAAGTGGGAGATCAGGTCGGGGTTATTGATGAAGTACCTTATTTTGGTAACAAGAAAATGTGGGAACCAAGATTAGTAGGTTGGTTAATAGGAGACGGTAGTTATGGTAATAATAAGACACCAATACTTAGTAATTGCGATGAATATATAAACAATTATATCTTTGAGAACTTTGATACTAAAGTAGAAAAATCTTATCTTACTAAAGATAATAAATTATACTGTGAAACTAGGATCAAGGGTATATGTAAGAATTTAAGAGAACTAGGTATATATGGACAAACTAGAGGTAATAAAACATTACCTATTGATATAGATGATTATGATTCTGAAAGCTTATCAGAATTAATAGGAGGACTATATGATACAGACGGTTACATTAGAGTGGACAAAGATGGGAGAGTGAGAGTAATACTTACTCAAGCTTATGATACTTTATTAAAACAGCTTCAGATGTTGTTAATTAAATTTGGTATAAGTAGTTCTATTCGTTATATAAAATATAAAAACGAAAGAGCTCATATATCAAACGGGAAAACTATTAGATCTAAGAATGGGGAGTATAGATTAGAAATAAACGATATCACAAGTGTATGTAAATTTGCTGATAGAATTCCTCTAACAGTTCAATACAAGTAGTCAGCTTTGGATATGATATTACTATTTTCTTAGAAACATATAAATAAGTATAATAAGTATTTATGTGGCGTTCACGCTGAAAGAATAGTAAGTATAGAAGACATAGGACTACAAACAATTTATAATCTTACTGCAAAAGAACAAAATAACTACATAGCTAATGGTATAGTAACTCATAACACGGGCGGTGATCCTGGCAGTAGCTTTGAAGCTCTTAGAGACATGTTCTATAATCCAGACGGATACAATTGTTTATCGTTTGAAAATATATGGGATAGTGCAGTAAGTAATACTAAATGTGGATTCTTTATTCCTCAATATACTAATCTAGATATACGTAATGAAGATGGCAAAAGAATATATATGGATGATGATGGTAACACTAATGTTAAGCTGTCTCTACAATATATACTTGACGAACGTAAAATAGTAATACAAAATGCTACTAGTTCTGTTGCTGTCGATAGATATGTTGCTGAAAGATGTATTACTCCTTAGGAAGCGTGTTTGGAATTTAACGGTAATATATTCCCTAAAAAAGAACTTCAAGAATAGCTTGGTTTAATACGTACAAATAAAGCACTGTAGAACCATAAACAAATTGGAGATCTTATATTTGATCAGTCAGGGTAGTTGAAATGGATACCTAAGAAACTTGGTGATATTACTAAATATCCTTTAGGTAAGGACGATGACCCAAAAGGTGCAATAGTGATATGGGAACATCCAGTTAAAGATGCCCCTTCAGGATTATATATAATAGGAGTAGACCCTTATGATCATGATTAGTCTGGTACAAACTCTTTAGGCTCATCTATAGTATATAAGAGATTTTAGAATTTTGAATCTTACTATGACATTATAGTAGCTGAATATACTGGTAGACCTACAACAGCTGAGGAATACTATGAGAATTTACGTAAACTAGCTATTTACTATAATGCTAGAATAATGTATGAAAATGAGCGTAAGGGTTTATTTCCTTATTTTACAGCAAAGCATTGTGATTACTTATTAGCAGATTAGCCTGATATAATAAACGATATAGTAGGTAATTCTAAAGTACAACGCAAAAAGGGCTGTCACATGAATAAGCAAATAAAACAGTGGGGTGAAGGTATGATTAAAGACTGGTTAAATGAAGAGTATGCACCAGGAAAGAAAAATTTAACTAGGATACTATCTGAGCCATTGTTAGAGGAGCTAATAAGCTATAATGATACTGGAAATTTTGATAGAGTGATGGCATTAATGCAAGTAATGATATACAAAGAACAATTATATAACGTTGTTGTAAAACAGAAAGAAAAAGAGAATAAAACCAAGCTGTTATTTGATGGACCAATTTTTGCGCAGAGTTGGTTTCAAGACGACAAACCAAATATCAGTAATGACGATAATGTATATACATTTTAACTATGAAGAATTTAAAATCAATGCCGATTTAGAAACTCTCTATGTTCAAAAAGAATAAGGAGTGGAGGCAAGCTTGTGTAGACTATATCATAGGTGCTAGTGATTCTGGCTAGGGTAATTTAAATAGAGATAGATCTGACGAAATGTAGACTTACTATGATTTGTACAATAGTATATACAATGAGAAAGATCTAAAGTATGTTACTAATCCATTTAAACAAGATGATGGGTTCCCTGCTACAGCTTAGGACTATAATATAATAAAGCCGTACATAGATTAGTTACTAGGAGAAGAAACTAAGAGACCGTTTAATTTCTATATAGCTAGAACGAGTGATGATGCTGCTAGTGAACTTCAAGAGAAAATGAAACAAATGCTAATGGACTATATCTATGCTACTATTACTAGTAAACTAAGCCCAGAGCAAGCAGCTAGATATGAACAAGCGTTAGCTACTGGAGAAATTATGACTCCTGAGTAGATACAAAAATATGTTAATAAAGATTATAAGGATATAGCAGAAACCACAGCATATCATACGCTATAGTATCTTAAGCGTAAATTGAATTTGATACACGAATTCTATAAAGGGTGGAAAGATGCGTTAATAGCTGGTGAAGAGATTTATTATGTTGGTATAGTAAACGGTTAGCCATATACAGAAAGAGTAAATCCTATGTACTTTAGATATGAACAATCTTTAGACTTGGAATTTATTCATGAGGCTTCATGGTGTTGTAGGAAAATGATTATGTCAGCTACAGAACTATATGATAGATTTTATGATAAAATGTCAGAAAAACAGCTGAACGATTTACTAGATTTAATAGATGAAAAACCAGGTACTTCTCCTGAAATAAGAAAAACATCTATGGATTACACTCACTATAAGATGTCTAGTATAAACGGATTTACCGCTAATCCTTTTGATGCTAATCATATTACTGTATACCACTGCTGTTGGAAATCATTTAAAAAGATAGGTTTTGTAAGTATAACAGATCCATATACTGGAGAAATAGAAGAGATACAAGTAGATGAAACTTATAAACCTACTGGTAGAGAAAACTATGTAGAATGGAAATGGATAGTTGAAACTTGGGAGGGTTATAGAGCTAATGACGATGAATACATAGGTATTCAACCGATAGAATATCAACATATATCAGCAGACAATCCTAATTCATAGAAGTTACCATATACTGGTGTTGTATATAATAATACTAATAGCAGACCTAGATCTTTAGTAAGCATGATGAAACCTTTACAATATATGTATATTGTAGTATGGTACAGACTTGAATTAGCTATGTCTAGAGATAAAGGTAAAGTAGCTCTGATAGATGTTACTTAGATACCTAAAGGATTAGGTATAGACGTAAATAAATGGATGCATTACTTAGGAGCATTAGGCGTGGCATTTATTAATCCTTATGAAGAAGGTTGGGATGTTCCAGGACGTGAAGGTGGTAGACCAGCTCAGTTTAATCAGTTTCAATCATGGGATCTTAGCATGGCTAATGTGATAGATCAGTATGTAAACTTAATGGCTAAAATAGAAGATATGGTAGCTAAACTTACTGGTATTACTCCTTAGAGACAAGGACAAATAGCTCCAAATGAGCTTGTATCTAATGCTAGTACAGCAGTAAGTATGTCTTATCATATTACTGAACCTTGGTTCTGGACACATAATCAAGTAAAGAGAGAGGTTTTAACAATGCTATTAAATACAGCTAAGGTAGCTTGGAAAGACAATAAAATGTGCTTGAATTATATACTAGATGATGCTACTAGAGCTTTTCTTAAATTATCTGATAGATTCTTCTATGAGGATATGGATGTATTCATTGACGATAGTACTAAGAATAGGCAAGACTTAGATGCTCTTAGAAATCTTATGTAGCCTGCTATGCAAAATGGTGCCAGTCTACTTGATATAGCTGAAATAGTTACATTAGACAATGTAAATATGATTAAGAGTAGATTAGAGGAAATTGAGCAGAAACGTATGGAACAAATGCAGCAACAACAACAAGCTGAACAGCAAGCTCAACAAGAATTAGTTGAAAAACAAAATCAAATAAAAGAAGAGGAGTTGATGATTAAAGAAGCTGAAATGGATCTTGAAAAATATAAAATAGATCAAGATAATGCTACTAAAATTACAGTTGCTCAATTAAATGCTTATAGAGGGTCTGAGAATATGGATCAAAATGAAAACGGTATACCAGATCCTATGGAAATAGCAGCTCAAGCTTTAGAAGAAAGAAAACAGGCATCAGAAGAAGCTTCTAAACAATTTGAGTTCAATAATAAGCGTAGAGAAGCAGAGATGAAGAAAGAGATTGAAGATAAAAAAATTCAACTTGAAAAAGATAAAATCTAGGCTTAGAAAGAATTACAAGCTCAAAAAGATAAAGCTGCAATGGAAAGAGAGAGATTAAAAGCTAAGACTGCAATTAGAAATAAAGTAACAGGAGAGCGTTAATATGAAAGTAATTCAGAACAAATTAATCCCTTTTAAGGGATATAAATATATTAACTTATTTGGGTTACTATTTACTAGAGATAAATCTAAAATAACAGATATAGAGTATAATCATGAGAAGATACATCTTAAGTAGATGCAAGAAATGTTGTGGTTGCCATTTTATATCTGGTATGGAATTGAATACTTAGTTATAACAGTAGCTAGGTTATTTGATAAATAGGGAGATAGGTATCATGATATATCTTTTGAAGAAGAAGCTTATAATAATGAAACTAATCTGAACTATTGTAGTGACAGAAAGCATTTTGCTTGGTTAAAATATGTAGGTATTAAAAGTAATGAGGAGGAATAATTATGGCATGCGGAAGTAAGAAAGGATCTAAAAAGGGTGGTAAAAAGAGTAAGTAATTATGGAACGTGAAGCATTTAGATAGAGAATGCAACAGTATAAGTAGGCTAGGGAAAGCAATCCCTAGCTGAAGTACTGGGATTGGAAGAAGTATGCAGATGGTGGTACTATAGAAGAAGATCCTCCAACTACTAGTGAAAGACCTATTATAAATTTCAACCCTAAAGGAAATCCATATGAAGCTAAATATGGTTATAATCCTGGAGCTGGATTTACTAGAGATCCATTTAGTCTATATGATGCTCCTGTTATAGGTGACGCTTTAAGTATATATGATGCATCAGAGGCTTTAAAGAATAAAGACTGGTTAGGTGCAAGTTTAGCAGCATTAGGAGTAGTGCCGCTTGTCCCTAGTAATTTAGGTAGAACTATTAATAAATCTATGAATAACTATATACCTGAAGTTAGGAGAACTGCACAAGATAAGATTAACGCTTTACTTAGGAGAGAAAACAAACTGAATGATAGTTTGGGTAAAACAGTAGATGGAGTAGGTATTAGAAGAGTTCCTTATGAAGATGCTTTAAACGCTAGAAATAGGGTATATGAATCTGTAATTGATCCAGAAAACCTAAAGAGAGCTAGAGCTATTGATAGTAGATATGGTACTAGTTATGAAGCTGTTTATAAGGGTATGAGTGAAAAATACCAAGACCCTATGGAATACTTTATGCATAGTTATGAACCAGTATTAGATACTAACTTAGGTAGTAATACTAAAGCTCAAGTAAGTAGTAACCCTAATAATAAAAGTATACGATTTAGTAAAGGAGTTAACACTGGAGATTACAATATAGATACAGGATTAATTAGACACGAAATAGGTCATAAAGTAGATATAGATGCCACTAGAGGAGCTGTTAATACTAATCCATTTATGTAGGATTTAGCTAAAGATATATTGCCTTATGATCAAGCTAGATATATGTTACATGGAATAGAAAATCCTGTCGAATCATATAAATATCTAACTACTCCTACAGAAATTAAAAGTCATATGAATCAATTTAGATAGTATCTGATTGATAATAAGATAATGAAACCTGGAGATAAAGTTGATGATGTTCCTAATTTCTTTATGCATCTACAAGCAGCTCCAGATGAATATAAAGGAATAAAATTATTGCAGAACTTATTTAAGAATGACAGAGCCTTTAAGAAAAGGTTTGATTAGATACCGTTAACAAATATCAATGATAACAGGGTAGTAGCATAACATTATTAACACTACACACTGGAATAAAGGTAAAAAGAAGAAATAAATCTAATTAATATATTAATTATGGAAAAAGAAAATAAGATTACTTTAGGTGGATTTGATGCTATACTTGACAGCTTCATCCCTAACGTAAATAAAAATATTGAAAATATTATTGGTGATGATGCTGTTGAAGAAGATGAATTAGACAATATCAAAAAGAATCAATTTGACCCTATTACAGATAATATAAAAAAACAAAAGGATAAGAAGGACGATAAGGTAGAAGATTCTAAAGACGATGTTACTAATCCTGATGAAACAGATGATAAGTTAGATATAAAATAGAAGTCTAACGATTCTAAAAAGAATAACAAAACTATAGATAAAGTAGATGATGAAGATGAATTAGACGATGACATCGATAATGGATCTACTGAAGTAGATAGTAATGTAGTAAGTAACTTCTTTGACGCTATTGCTGAGAAATTAGGTTGGGATATTAATGAAGAGGATGAAGACAGTAAACCTAAGGATGTAGACAGTCTTATTAAATATTTTCAAGATATTATAGAAGAAGAAAGCAAACCTACTTATGCTAGTGAGGAAGTAGAAGCACTTGATAACTTCGTAAAACAAGGTGGAGATCTTAAACAATACTTACAGATAGATGCAGAGTTGGATCTAGATGATATTGATATGGAAGATGAGTCTAATCAAAAGTTAGTAGTAAAACAGTTCTTAAAAGAAAAAGGTATTAGTGCTAAACAAATAGAAAAGAAAATATCTAAGTATGAAGAAGCTGGTTTACTTGAAGATGAGGCTCAAGATGCATTAGAAAGCCTTAAGGAGATAAAGGAAGATAAAAAAGAACAGCTATTATTGGAACAGAAAAAACAATATGAGCAAATGGTTGCTAACCAACAGAAATTCTATAATAGCGTTGTCTCTGAAATAAAAGGCTTAAAAAATATACGTGGTATTACGGTCCCTGAAAAAGACAAAAAAGTATTAATAGATTATATACTTAAGCCAGACACCGACGGTAAAACTAAGTACCAAAAGGACTATGCTAAAGGTGGTGTAAAGAACTTAATAGAATCAGCATACTTTACTATGAATGCAGATAAACTATTAGAAGCTGCAAAAAAAGCTGGAAGTAACTCAGCTATTGATAAGTTTAAAAATAGTTTAAAAACAACATCTGTAAATACTCGATCTAAACAAATATCAAAGAGTAATGATGATGAGCCTATTTGGTCAAATATTGCACGAAAACTGCGTATATCATAATAAATTAATAACAAATAAAATTAAATTACTAGTATTTTATGGATAACAATATTTTGAACTCGTTGGTCCTTTATAAAGGAAAATGGTTTAGCGATTTGATTGACACTAATAAAATCAGTCTCGCTTCTCAGCAAAGACCTTACGAGGTATCTACTATCCTGTCATACGTATTTGGTACTAAAGATAATGGTTACAGTACTTCTCTGGATATGTTGACAGGAGGTCTTGGTAACGTAATGACTATCGACAAACCGTCATTTGAATGGGGTGTAATGATTGATCAGGATAGAGCTGTTACAATTCGTGATGCAAAATGGAATGGAACTACTATTTCTGAAGATTCTACTCCTGGTCTCGGTAATACTCCTATCACACTGTGGCTAAACATAAGTTTCTAAAAACTTCTGGTCCCTTGATTGGTAACAATCATTGAAACATTTCGTTAATTGCTGGAAACGCCTAAAGAATTTTATACCTTAGAGTAAAAATTAAAATTATAGAATTATGAAAAGTAATGAAAATGGTCAATCAGCAGCTAAGCAAGACATAGAATTAAAAGATATTCCTGGGTATGAAGGTTTATATGCAATAAGTAAAAATGGAGAAGTCTACTCCTATAAAACTAATAAATTCTTCAAACCTTCTAAAACAAGAGATGGTTATTTAAAAGTAGCATTGCGAAATAACAATAAAGCATACTATTATAGGGTACACAAATTAGTAGCAATGACTTACTTAGATAATCCTGAAGATCTCAAAGAAATCAATCATAAAGATTTTAATAGACAAAATAATTGTTTAGATAATCTAGAATGGATTTCACACGATGACAATATCCTACATTCCAAAGTAAATAATAGATTTAAAACACCAAAGCCTTTTAAAAAAGCTTATACATTTACTAATGTTTATAATGGCAAATCATTTACTATTATAGGAATTAAAAATGTAGCTAAGCACTTTGGATTCAAGGACAACAGTATAAAAATGTTGAGAGATCATGTTAATACAGGAGATTTTGTAAAATCAGGGATATTAAAAAATCTTAGAATAGATTCTATAGACTTGAAAGTTCAACGACTAGAGCAGACATGCTCGTAAGCTCAAGTGAGCTGAAATGCGAAACCCCTTTTTAGGGTGAAGATATAGTCTCATCTCATATGAAAGTATGAGCAGCTACTTAAAGTAGCGGATATGATCTAACGAATCATATTGAAGATAATTGGGAAGATAGCTGGTTCGGACCTGGTGCTACTGTAGAACTTGATGACAAGAGTCAGTTGCGTTTCGCTGACGCTCCTTATCAGGATGGTAACTTATTTGTTTATACAGGTTTCATTGCTAACGGTAATCCTGCTTCTTACATTAATCCTCGTTATTTGCAAGCTGGTTGCCAAGTATCTCGTTTAGCATCTGCTTATGAAGAATACAGTGAAGAAGCTGATATCCTGAACTATAATACTCACTTCAAGATGCGTAACTATTTGACTACAGTTCGTTTGTCTTATGATATTACAGGTTCTGCATACTCTGAAGTAATGGCTATTGCTTTGAGAGATCCTAAATCAGGTAAGACTTCTTACTTATGGTCAACTTTCCAGGAATGGGTAGCTATGCGTGAATGGTATAAGCGTCTTGAAAGAGCTTTAGTATATAATCAGAACAACGTAAACAAAGACGGTTCTTGTAACTTGAAGGGTAAGAATGGACGACCTGTATTTATTGGTGCTGGTTTGTTGGAACAGATTGCTCCGTCTAATAGACGTTATTATACTCGTTTAACAGCAGAATTACTGGAAGACTTCTTATCAGATTTGTCTTACAACGTACTTGGTACTAATGAACGTAAATTCATTGGTTTGACTGGTGAAATGGGTCTTCGTGAATTTGACCGTGTACTGAAAGAAAAGATGGCTAACTTGAACATGATTGATACTGTATTTGTATCTGGTTCTGGTGAAAACTTGAAATTTGGTGGTCAGTTCAAAACTTATGCTATGAGCAATGGTATTGAGCTTACTTTGAAGTACTTCCCGTTGTATGACGATTTGACTCACAACCGTCAGTTGCATCCTGTAACATTGAAACCGCTAGAATCTTACCGTATTACTTTCTTGGATCTTGGTCGTCGTGACGGTGAAGCTAACGTAGTTAAAGTAGTTCGTAAAGATCGTGAATTCGTTAGCTGGTGTACAGCTGGTTCTGTAACTCCTGCTGGTTACGCTCACTCTAATACTGAAGTTCGTTCTAACGCTAAGGACGGTTATGCAGTACATTTTCTGGGTGAATGCGGTATTATGTTGAAAGATCCTCGGGCGTGTGGGGAGCTAATCATGATGGCAGAATAATAATTAACTAACTTTAACGTGTAATTACCTGACAGCTTGAGTAACTTAATTAAGTTATCTACGTTTTTAATATAAACAATTTTAAATAGATAATTATATGTTAAGTTACGAAGTATATAAGATTACAAATAAAGTAAACGGAAAAATTTATATAGGTATAACCAATAGAGGAGCTGGTGCTAGATTTAAACAGCATCTATTTGAAGCTGAACACGGCTCCTCTTTTAGATTTCATAACGCTCTTAGAAAGTATGGAGCAGACGGATTTGATATTAATATCATAGCGTTCTGTAAAAATGCAGAAGAACTTAAAGAAAGAGAAAAGTTCTTTATAAAAGAATATGATTCTACAAATCCCGAAAAGGGATACAATATGACAGAAGGTGGAGACGGTACTTTTGGTAGACATTGCTCTGAAGAAACTAAACAAAAAATAAGTATAGCTAACTCTGGCAAAACAGCTAGTGAATATACTAAAAAGTTATTATCTGAAGCTGGTAAAGTAAGAACAGAAAGTAGAGATAAGTATTGGAAATCTGGTAAAATCGGTGAAACTAGAAAAAAACCAGTATTACAATACACTTTAGATGGAGATTATATAACGGAATATAGTGGTGTAAACGAAGCTAGTAGAAAAACTGGAATAAATACCTCATTAATAATATCATCCTTAAAAAGGAAAAGAGTATTAATATCTGAAAGAAATCCATATATATGGTTATATAAAGAAGATTATAAAGAAATTCCAAGTAAAGTAGACTCGTCTTTAGCAGCTATACTACCAGATTGGAAACCACAAATTTCTGATAAATGCAGACAGGCTAACATAGAGTCTAGAAAAAATAAAGTAAGAACTGCTGAAGAATTAGCTTTAATAAAACAAAGAGCTACAGAAGCATGCGGAAAGAAAGTACTACAATATTCATTAGATGGAAAATTGTTAGCAGAGTTTGATAGTATATCTGAAGCTAGTAAAAACACAGGTCAAGATAGAAAAACTATAGCTAATAGCGCTAATGGAAAAACAAAAGTAACTAAATCTACCAAATTTATCTGGAAATACAAAGAATAACTTGAATACTCTAATTATATAATTATGGAAGTAATCGTTAAATTAACAAAAATAAATCCTTGGACAGGATTAATAAAATGGTCCAACTGTTTTGATTATGTAAGTACTTACTGGACTAGATCAGGTAGTAGATATACTGGTTTAACTACAGAGAAAGCCAGAGAGTTAGAATAGAAAATGGGTAAGGCAGAAGGTGAACTAGACCCAGGTAGTACATTTTGGGATACATTTGCAATCAAAATTGGTAAGAGAGAACTAGTTATTAATACAGATAGACCAGAAGGAGAATTGCAATATTTATTCTTATTGAGACACAAAAGAGTAGCTAACGGTTTAGATAAAGTAACTCCTGCTACTGACTACGTACTAATTAATAAAGAAGCTGAAGCTGAACAAGCTAATAAGATTAATAAGGTTAAACGTGATGCTTATAGAGCATTAGATAAGATGAGTCTTGAAGATATGCGTAAGTGCCTTAGATTGTTTGGTGTTAAAGCAGATACAATGTCTAATGAATTAGTTGAAGCTAAACTTACTGAAAACATTGAAAGAGATCCAGCTAAATTTATTAGAATTTGGGTAGAGAATCCCAATAAAGAAATTAACTTCATTATTGAAGAAGCATTAAGTAAGAACATTATTCGTAAGAATAGATCTGCATATTACTTTGGTACAGATCTAATAGGCAATGGTCTTGAAGACGTAATTGCATATTTGAAGGACAAAAAGAATCAAGACTTGTACTTGAGTATAATTGGAGAGATAAAATCTAAATAATAATGACACGATCTGAATTTCACTCATACTTTAAGATAGCAATGGACAAGAACTCCTAGAGTGTAGCTTTTGGAGGATGCCCATCTTTCTTACCATAGGAAATAGACTATTGGTTAAATCAAGGTTTATATCAAGAAGTGAGTAATAAATTCACAGGTAACAATTCTCTATAGACTCCATTTGAAAAGTCAGTTAAACGAGTGCATGATTTAGAAAAGTTAGTTAAAACAGATAGCGGGTTAGTTGCGTCTAAAGTATCAGATTCAAATCAATGCAAGTTAGAAAACTTATTTGGAGGTTAGAGAATGTTCTTTGTGGATGCTACTTTAAACTACAATAATAAGAAAGCTGATATTAAGCTCATTGACCACGATAGTGCTAAACGTTTTAAGAAGACTTACAATAATAATCCTTGGATTGAAGAGCCAGTAGGTGTTATCCAAGATAATACATTGATAGTTTATATAGATGATCTATCTATGGATAGTACATCTTACTCAATAGATCTTACTTACGTAAAAACTCCTACTAAGATAGAGAATTTACCAGCTAGTGGCATGAGTGAAATACCAGAATATATGTAGTTTGAAGTTATTAATAGAGCTGTAGAATTAGCTCTTGAAGACATAGAATCTAAAAGAGTTCAAACTAAATCACAGCTTAATCAAATTGATGAATAATTATGACAGAAAGATAGATGCAAATAGAAGTAGAACGTAGACTACAACTAATGGACCCTAGTTTAGTAGTAGAGAACAAATTGAGTTCTGATACTATTATAGCATTCATCAATGAAGCAATAGATAAATACTATAAGACTAGATATTCTGGAATAAACTTTAAGCAATAGGGATTTGAACAGACTCAAAAACGTATAGATGATCTACGTACTTTAATAAAAACTAAAGTATTCTCTGACGAAATCAATGAGTAGGATAATACATATACTGTTACTTTACCTTCTGATTATGTATTATTATTAGGTGATACTGCTGGTATAACTCCTAATGGTGAAAATGATTGTTGGGAGAAGGACAATAAAGGAGCTTACAAAGTAAAATATACAGATACATTAGAATCTACTATTGAAACTATAGATAGGCAATTGAGTAATACTTTATCAGAACATAAATTAAAATACTGTTCAGCTAGACCTTTAAAACTAATTCATGATAATAGTATAACTTTATATACAGATGGTAATTATAAAGTAAGTAATTATAAGATAACTTACTTATCTAAACCTGCTAAGATAAATGCAAGTAATATTACCAACACTGAATATACTAGTTTACCTGAACATACTCACTTAGAAATAGTAAAGATAGCTATACAATTATACTTAGCTACCAAGCCTATGTAGAATTACTCGGTATACTCCAACGAGGTTAATCAAATGGAGTAAATAAATTAATGCGCTTGTCGACGTGGAAATCTGCAATAGGGAAAGTAGAAGACAAGCAGACTAGCGCTAAGTCTAATAATTAATTATTTTTATAGATATATGATAACTAGAGTTGACACCGTACTTATCGGTAAAAATTGCCCAGCATCTTATACTAGTATTGACTCTTTGGCTGCTGGTGATGTTGCTTTGTTTGATGAAAATAAAGTATTGATTAAGACTGCTGCTGAAGCAGTTAAAGCTTCTGCTGTATATATTGGTGTATGTGGTAAGAAAGTAAACATCACACTTCCTAATGGCAGCGCAGCTTCTAAGAATGTATTTGAATATTCAAATCCTATTCAGAAAGCTTCTAAGCCTTCATATGTGATTGGTGAATATGAAGCTCCTGTTCAGGAAAAGGTTGAAATTGACTTTACTAATGCTTCTGTTGTTATTGGTCACAGATACGTTCTTCGTATCGTTTACAAAGATGTTTATGAAGCTCCAGGTCAGTTCACTCATACTTATGAAGCTATTGCAACATCTGAAACTGCTGATGATCTTGGTAATGCATTGCTGAAGAAGATTAACGCTCACGCTAATCGTCGTATTACAGCAGCTTTCGCATCACATAAACTTACTTTAACAGCTATGGAAAAAGACGACAACGAAGGAGTAAATTCATTGAATGAATATTCAATCGTTTCTATGTCTGCTTCTTTGTATGTTACTATTCCTGGTGCTTTGTTGTCTAACGTACCTGAATCAGTACCTGGTGTTGTTATTAAAGACATTGAAGGTAAACCTGGTAAGGGTTACTGGAAACAAGTTCGTGATGCTGAAGTACGTATGATGGGTTACAAAGGTATTGTAATGACTGGTGCTTATCCTTCTGTTGAACAAGATAGAAAAGTATCTGAAGGTGCTACATACGATTACGTTACTATTGAGAACGATAACTTGTATTTGAGTCCTGATAACCAGTATATTAAAACTACTCCACTTACTACTGAATTGTATGTAGAAGCTGGTAGCTTGAGTGATTCTGTATTTGCTAAGGCTTTGCAGTCATTTGTTACTGGTGTTGAAGTTAAATAACATCAATAGCTAAAAATAACGGTTTCTTTATTTAAAACCTGGCGAGGTTGAGGTTTATCCTCGGCTTCGCCTTTTTAATTTTATAGATATGAAAATAATTAATGCTATATTAAAAGATAATAATCTTACTATAACTTTAGACGCTAATACTAATGTTAGTAAGGTATACTTAGATTCTGTATTGAATCAAAATAATATGTACTCTGATGAAGATACTAAACACACACATACTATAACTGACATAGCTATAGAGGATAATGAAATTATTGTTGACGTTAGTGAGTATGAAGAAACTTCTTTTATTGTGAGCGTTTTAACTACAAATGGAGATAGAGACGAAATCATAGCAATAGACCAACAAGAGTTATACTTAGCTAAGGTAAATCTATTGAATACTTATTGTAGTACATGCTTAGATAAGCATCAAAAACATGTTATAATGATGTGTGATTTTAAATCACAATTGTTAAACTATGCTTTAGATAATAATCTTACTGAGGATGCTATAAGTCATTATATTGATTTAAGTAGGTTATTAGGCATGCACAGTTGTCATAATTGCAGTAAGTGTACTAATAATAGAATATATAATAAATGTTGTAATGGGATGTGTGCGTTATGATAAAAGGAGAATATAAAACTGCATGTAGGCTAAAAGAATAGACTAAGTATAATATTGACTATGATAGTTGCCAAATACTTAATCTAACATGCGCTAATTACATATACGATTTAATTTAGTAGTCTACTAAATATGAAGTAAGTTTAGAATCTATAAAGAAAATGTATAGCATGATGTACAAATTATTAGGTCATGAAGTAAATACATCTAATTAAATATTAATATGGCACAATACGCAACTAAAGATGAATTAAATGAACTAGTAGTACTAGTAAGAAATCTTCAAGGTGATATTAATACTCTAGATACTAGTGTAGGCGAGCTTGACACACTAGTAGAGAGAATTAACCATCTAGCTACCTTGAAAGATGTTACTATTACCTATATAACTGAAGGAGACCTACTATAGTACTCTAGTGATGGTACATGGCATAATATACAACCATCAGCTTTAGGTATTGGAGGTGAAGGAGGTGGTGGTATTGTTGATACTTCCGTAGTTAAAGCAATGATTAAACAAGAAGGATCTAAACTGTTCCTTAGTAAACTACAGGATGATCAAGCTGCTGGAATTATTACCTTCAATAATGGTTTAGTAAGTAATAAAATGACTTATTTAAAAGAAGGTGTACAAATAGGTCATTTCGTATCAGGTATGATTGGTGGTACAGGAGCTCAAATAGACAAGGATGGTAGAGGTGAAATGACCAGTTTGATCCTTAGAGAGTTTCTAGAAGTACCTGAGTTGAGATTTAACAAGATAGATGTTGTTAGTGGTGAATTATGGAACTCTATAGCATTTGGTACTATTGAAGATGTAGATATAGCAAACTAGATTGTTACTGTTAAACTAGAAGAAGGTGAATATAGCGGCATCAAAGTAAATGATATATGTAGAGGTATATTCCACAATTTAGGTTCTGGTAATGATACAGAGTCAAAACCTGATGAGAATGGCTTTGATACAGTAGCTGGTTTCAGTACGTCTTACTTTACACCTATTGAAGTATTAGACTCTTTTGGTAAGTAGTTTAGATATACTTTAAAACCTGGTACTACACAACATCCTAGTAAGTCAATGAAGTTCGTTGTATATGGTAACTTTACAGACCCTAATAGACGATCTAGTGCATATGCAACAAGAACATACAAAAGATACTTAAAAGACGTAAATACATGGCAAATAGACTGGACTAATATTGCATCATAGTTTGGTTTACTAGACGGTCTTAATATACCAGGTGGACCTAATGATGGTAATCTTACTGGTGATGGTGCTTATCTTACTAATGTATATATGACAGGCGCACTTATTCAGTTTACTCCTGAATAGATGGATGAGATGAAAGGTCATGATGCATATTCAGTATCATTAAGTAGAGAAACAGCTACTATTATACTTGATAACAATTTGAACATTATTGATGAGTATAATTAGCTAAGTCAATTGACATTTGCTATTCAAGCATTTAAAGGTCCAGTAGAATTAGCATATAGTGATGTATACGGTGAAGGTACATACTTTGTAGAGTATGAAGCCACTGGTCTTAAGTGTACTATGAGTAATGGGGTATTTAGAATTACTGAAATTACAAATGTTAGTAACATGAGAATAAACATCACTGTAAACTGTGAAGGACTAGCTTTATTTAAAAAAGAATTCTTACTTAATTATCAGTTAGAAGGTGATGCTTTATGGGTAACATACAATGATAATGATGCTGTACCTAATAGACCTACAGGTAGAGGTGAAACTGATGGTTGGCATAGAAACTATACAGCTAGTGCTATATGGATGTCAACTAAGAGTTCTAGACGAATAGAAGAAGGTGAATGGGGTGACCCAGTAAGATTTGTGGGAGCTTCAGTACAAGGTGAGGATGGTCAGTATACAGTATTCTGTTATACTAATTCTAGTGTACAACCAGAAACACCTATAAGTACATAGATACCACCTTCTGATTCAGTAACTACTTGGTATATGTATCCACCAGAAAGAGAAAGTACAGATGTATTTACTTGGATGACTCAAGCTACAGTATATGCAGATAAATCATTATCTGGTTGGACTAAACCTATTAGAATTACAGGTGAAACTGGTGAAGACGGAGCTGATGGTACTAAGATAGAATTTATATATACACTGTTTACTCCTACTAATGATAAACCAAGACCAGATACTCCACCTACTAGTCAACAAGATGACTATATACCATTTGGTTGGTCTGATAATCCACAAGGTGTATCTAAAGAAAAACAATATGAATGGGTAAGTACCCGTGAAAAGAAAGCTGCTAAGATAGGTGAAGGTCATTGGAGTGAGTTCTCACAACCAGTTATATGGTCTAAGTGGGGTGAAAAAGGTATGGACGGAGACGGTTATGAATATATATTTACTCGTACAGCTGATGTAGATAAAGTTCCAGCAACTCCTTCCTCTATCCAATAGAACGATTATATACCTACTATATCTAACGGTGGATCTACAGACTATAATTGGTCAGATGATCCTAAAGGTGTAAATGAAACTTACAAAGCAGAGTGGACATGTAAGCGTGTAAGAACAGATGGAGTGTGGTCAGACTTTAGTACTCCTGCATTATGGTCTAACTGGGGAGAACAAGGTCTATCAGGAGGTCATTATCAATATAGATGGAAAGTATCTAGCACTAAGCCTAATACTACTCCTGATAACGATTCTTCATGGTCTACCAATAGTGAACAAACTATTGAACAAGGTCAGTATGTGTGGTAGATTCAACGATTTGTTAACCCAGACGGTACTACTACTGCTTGGGGTAATATAATCAGATTAACAGGTGCTGATGGCAAAGACGGAGAAGATGGTAATAGTATTGAGTTCTTATATGCTCGTAATAGTACTGGTGTTATACCACAAAAACCTGCTGATAATCAAACTACTGATTGGACAGGTAGAGGACCTGACGGTACAGAATGGACAGATAATCCACAAGGCGTTACTCCTAATCTTACTTATGAATACGTATGTCAGCGTTATAAAAACAAAGCTACACAATTGTGGGAATCCTATTCTACACCTGGTATATGGGCTAGATATGCTGAAAGAGGTAAAGATGGTGATGGTTATGAATATATTTATATAAGACAATCTACATGGAAATCACAAGGTCAATTGAATCCTAGCTCAGACCCAGTATATATAGCAGACGGTAATATATACCCACCAGCAGATGTAGAATCTGATGCTTATCAAACTGACGATTATGTTCCTAATGGTTATTCAGATAACCCTGAAACTGTAAATAGTTCTATTAAGTATCAATATGTATGGGCTAGAAAAAAAGAAGGTGGAAAATGGAAAGCTTGGAAAAACGGATCATTGTGGACTAATTTTGCAGTTGATGGTGAATAGGGTGAGCCTGGTACTCCTGGTGCTCCTGGTGGTAGTATAACTGTTAGTGGCGCACCTGCCTCTATTAGATCTAGGTTAGGTTTCTTACAAACTACTAACTGCACTCTAAGAGCTATTAGTACTTCTTCATCTGGTGTTACTTCACAAGTGAGTGGTAACTATGCTGTTTACTATAAGAGTAGTTCTAGTGGTAGTTGGTCTAAAGCAGATAGTGGTTCAGGTACTAGTTACTAGTTATCTTGGTCTTCTAGTTTAAATGCGCAATACTTCTGGTTTGGATTCAGTACTGATATTGTACCTAGTCCGTCAGGGTCATTTAATGTATGGAGTGTTGAAGTTCCTGTAGTATATGACGGTAAAGATGGTTCTGATGGTTCAGATGGTTCTGATGCAGATTCTAGTTACACTCTTATGAGAGATTGTGGTGTTTGGAGTTCTGGTGCTTATTATTATAACGATAAAGCTACTAGAGCTATGAATAATAGTGAGTACGTTAAGTATTAGAATTATAATAACATGTATGTAGTAGACTATGTAGTATGGCAAGGAGTTACTTACTTAGCTAAGACAAACCATAGTAATGTTCAACCACCTAACTCTTCATATTGGGAAACTTCATCTAAAGTAACAGCTTTAACTGTTAACAATCTGTTAGCAAATAATGCTAAACTGGGAGAGTTTAATTTTAGCGGAAACACATTTACATCATCTACTGGTACATTATCTCTTAATAGTTATAATGGCGAATTGTGGTGTAGTAGTGCTCACATAAGCGGGGAAATAACAGCAACAAGCGGTACGTTTAATGGTACAGTAAATGCAACAAGCGGTACGTTTACTAATATCACTGTATAGTCTGGTAATATAGCAGGTTTCAGAATATCAGGAAATAACTTGGTCAATAATGCTACAAATGCTAGTATACAATTCTCATTAACTGGTAGTCAATTTTTGCAGATAAATAACAGTTCTTATACGGGTCTTATAGATGTACGTAGAGATGGAGGTACAGCTATTAGAGCTCAAGCTTATGGCAGTAATTCAACTGGTTTATCTGTTACTGCTCAAGCAGGTTATGCTACTAACACTAAAGCTATAGACTCTACTGGTAGTTGTTAGTTCGTAACTAGAGATAATGAAAGAATATTAATAAACGGTTTATGTGTTAATACTGTAACAGTAACTAGTAGTTATAATGCTAAGACTAGTGATGACTTTATAGTATGTAACAATACTAGTAATATTACTATTAGTTTCCCTAGTGTAGGATCATTCTATAAAGGTAAGATATATTACATAAAATCTACCAATACAGGTAACTGGACCGTTAGTGGTGGTATTCGATTAGCTGACCAAAGAAGCACAAGATACTCTCAATCATATAGTGATAATAAGATAAGAGGATTTATATTTGATGGTAGCTATTGGAATGAAATGTTCTTTAGTAATTAATGAAATTATGAAAATAGATTTTAATAAACTAAAAGTATATACAGGATTAGATAAAAAATAGTTTATACTAGTACAGGCTGCAAAAGAACTAGCTGATGGTCTTTATAAGACCGCTATGGGTATATCAGGTTATGCTTTAGCATTAAAGCTATATAATAGTAAAGGTGAGGAAGAGTACACGGATGAAGAGTTTGATATGATACTTAATTATGCAAATAGATACGGTACTCCATTTTTCATTGACGCACTACAAAGATTAAAAGAAAATGAAGGATCAAATGATTTAGAATCAACTGAAACTAATGAGTGATAGAGAACTGCTAGAGGGCATCTATATGATGCTCTTAGCAGTTATGCAAGAACAATATATAAGTGATAGTAAACAGCTAGGTATAAATGTTATAGCTGATTTACTAGTTGATAATATATCTAGGAGCAGAGAAAGAAATGAAAAAGATAACATTGCAACACGTATTAGGGAATAAGATACTAGAGTATGATGTTGATGATAGAGGTGTAATCATTGATGAAAGAGAAAAAGATCGCTATGCTAAGCAGTAGGATAGTAAGGAGAAATTAATGTCTAACTGGATTAAAGAGCATGTTGTCTTTTACTATGACGTAAAGAAGCAAGGTGCGACCAACGAAACATTGAAGGAGTCTGCTTACTTGCAGGACTTGTCGGGTAAAGGAAGGAGAATGAAATTAAATAACTTTCTCTTCGACATGATGAGCGGTGTAGATGGGTATAATAATGAGGCGTTTGTTAAAATAAGTGGTGTAATTGATATTAGATTCGACCATATAAATGGCAGACAAATTAAAGGGAAACCGGCACAAGATTGGAACAAATTCGGGTATTATAGAGCTAAAAACATGGTTGAAAGAATAATCTATTGCAAATGGCATGTTGAAGGGATATTAGACGATAATAAAGTTTACGTTGCCCAATATACTGCATACGACAATAGAGTTGAGTTACATAATGGAGATAATTATATAGAATTAGATACTAATCAAGGTAAAGCTGGATATAATTATATATCTGTTATCTCCGACCAACCCTACTCCACAGACATCACCATTACTCAGATACCCGAATATCCCGGTGCATTAGTGACAGATGGTGTAGACGATTACGGATTGGTAGAGAATCTGAGTAGTGGAGTGAAGATGCTGTTTATGACGGTTAATCCGATGATGCTCGATGCCGCTATATATGATCAAAGATTTACATCAGGTTGGCATCTTTTTGCAGTAATTACTGAAAGTAATAAGGTTGCTTATAATGCCTATAATAGTAGAGGGAAAACTTATATTAACGGTACATTGAATGAAAGTCGAACTTCCAATGAGCTTCAAAACGAGAAACAAATCATAACGATAGTAAATTCAGAAGTAAATGAAACCAACTCATTACCTCCTAATTTCTTTAGAATAAGGGGAGGTGGTTTAAGAATAAAATGCGCATTCTACAACTCCATAGCCTTTGACTCCATACCAACAGAGGCAGATGGATTCACAGAGCAAGAATTAATTGATTACGTAATTGATAAATATGAATTAAAATGAGATACGTTATAGTAACAATAGAATGGTGCTTGGAACACGGTATAGTAGTTCCTGAACATGCAAGAAAGAATATTGATGGTACTAAAGTAATCTTACACGAAGATTGGTTAGAACCTGTTCTTTACAGAGAAAATGAAAAGCAAGTAGAATCTTACTTCTATGACAGTAAAGAATTAAATGATATTCTTAACACTGAAGAGTGGAATGGAAAGGAGGAGTGATGGATAGAAATAAGTTAATTGAAGAAGTTAGTAAATACTTCAACATAAAAGAACTAGTATGTCCTCATTGTTATAATAAGTTTAAAGACAACTCATGGCAGTTCATATCAACAGAGTTACTAAGTACTCTATATGTATTGAGAACTATAGTAATAAATAAACCAATGGTAATTAATACTTGGGCTACTAATGGTAGTTATAGTCAGAGAGGTTTAAGATGTAACATGTGTTAGTTAGTAAAGAGTAAAACTAGTATCTATATGTCAGCTCATAGTTTAGGTAAAGCTGTAGACTTTCATGTTCCTGGTATGGATGCAGAATCTGTTAGAAACTTAATAAGGAACAATATAAATAAGTTTGAGTATCCTATTAGATTAGAGAAATGTACGAACTGGTGCCACATCGATTGTTACGTACCTAAGGGCTCTTCTAACAAACTTTTAGAGTTTGAAGGATAAGTTAATCTATTACACATAGAAAGTGTCTTAAAACGCCTTAAAATGCGTCATTATGGAAAAACAAACAATATTATATAATATATTATATATTGACGAAAGAGCTAAGAATCTAATACCAGAAGTAGTAGATGCTTGGAATATTACTCCACATAGATTTAGTAAAAGTGGTGAATCAGTATCATTAAAGCTAAATGATACTATAGAAGAAATTAAAGGTTACAGTACTTCAGATTTTGTAGATATAGAAGTTACTAGAAAAAGTATCATTATTACTTTACAACCTAATACTACTCAAGGATCTAGATAGGCTAGAATTACTTTAAGTATAGGTAGTAGGGAACATTCTACTAAACTGTTGCAATTTGTAATACACTAGAATTGATAATTATAAAATATACGTATATGGTTAAAATTATTGAGAGCTATACAGCTCCGAATCCGAAAGAATACACATACTGGGTAGATCTAACCAGTAATCCAAATAAAGGTGTTATTAAGTATTTTAAAGGTAATGGTAAATGGGCAGATGTCAATGATAAGACTAATGACGATTAGTCTAAAGACATTGAACAATTACAGAAATCAGTAGATAGCTTAAAGTCAACTAAAGTAGATAAAGTATCAGGTAAAGAACTTTCTAGTAATGACTTTACTGATTCTTATAAGAGTAAGTTAGACAGTATGCAAGGAGTTCCAACTGGTGGTACTAATGGTCAAGTACTTAAGAAGACTGCAAGTGGTGTAGCATGGTAGAATGACAATAACACTACTTACAATGTGGCTACTAGTAGTGCAAATGGTTTGATGAGTTCTGCTGACAAGAGTAAGTTAGATGGTATATCAGTTCAAGCTAATAAGTATGTATTACCTACTGCAAGTGGATCTGTTTTAGGAGGTGTAAAGACTGGAGCTAATATTACTAATACTAGTGGTACTATCAGTCTAACTAAAGCAAATGTTACTGCTGCTTTAGGTTATACTCCCCCTACTGCTGATACTAAAGTTAATGTTAATAATACTTTGACAAGTACTAGTATAGTAGACGCTTTGTCAGCAGCACAAGGTAAAGTTTTAAAAGATTTAATTGACGCATTAACTGCTAGAGTTTCTGCATTGGAAACCCCAGCTGCATAATATATGAAGTATGGATACAGTAAGATTTTTTGCTGCTAATACCCAACCTAACCCAGTAGAAGTTGACTACTGGGTTGACCTTTATGATAACCCTTATGGTGGTAGTATCAAATATTATAATGGTACAGAATGGGTAAGATTAGCAGCTTCTGGAGGTATTCCAGATTTAAGTAAGTACTATACTAAAGTACAAGTAAACTAGTTACTTAATGATAAAGCTAGTGTATAGTCGGTTGAAAGTAAAGTAGATGATGAAGAAGTAAAAGATGTAATTAAGAATATTACATTTAGAACTTCTAACCCCAATGAAGTACAAATGGTACTCGCAAAATATGATACTACCACTGTTGCTATATCATTACCTAAAGCTAGTGATGTTTCTGCTGGTATAGTTACTTCTGATGATTTTAAAGACTTTGTTAAGCAAGTAGACCTTCAGCAATTATATCAAGAACTATATGATAGTAATAGTAGCATAATGAATGCTATCAATGATATAAAAGCTAAATATCAAAAGAAGTTAATAGCTGGTAGTAATATAAAAATATCTGACGATAATGTTATATCAGCCACTATTTCAATAGAAGGAAGTGATATAGATGTCGATGGTATTAATAGTAAAATAGATGAGTTAACTGGTAAGTTACAAGATGAAGTTACTAGGTCTACTAATGCTGATAATAAACTTACACGTGATTTGAGTACTGAGTCTACTACTGCTAGAGCTGCTGAGAAAAAGAATGCTGATAATATAGCTAGCAATACTCAAGCTATTCAGAAAGAGGTAACAGATAGAAATGCTGCCATTAAGGTAGAAACTGACAGAGCTACTGCTGCTGAAAACAAACTAGCTAATGACATTGTTACTACAGTTGAAACAGAAAAAGATAGAGCAGAAGGTGTAGAACAAGTTATAATTAATGATTTAGCCGAAGAAGTAACTAGAGCCAAAGCAGCTGAGCAAGCTAATAAGACTGCTATAAATAAAGAAGTTACTGATAGACAATCAGCTATTGCAACTGAAGTAGATAATAGAAACGCAGCCATAGAGGTTGAAAAACAAAGAGCTCTCAAAGCAGAAGCTGCATTAGATTCTAAAATTGCTACTCACACTAATGAAATTAATACTGCTTTAGCAACTAAAGCTGATAAGTCTACTACTTATAACAAAATAGAAGTAGATAGTAAAGTAAGCACTATTAATCAAACTAAACAAGATAAACTTACGGCTGGTTCTGGAATTAAGATAGAAAATGACACTATAAGTTCTACTCTTGATGTATAGTTATATAAGATAGTTGATTCTTTACCCAGTTAGGATGTTGAACCTGGTAAGATTTACTTAGTATTAAGTGAAACAACTACAGAGTCAAATAAGTACACAGAATACGTATATGTTAACGGTGAGTGGGAAATCATAGGATCTTATACTGCTAATGTAGATCTTAGTGGTTACTTAACTAAAACAGATGCAGCTAGTACTTATCAACCTAAAGGTAATTATGCATTAAAAACTGAAATACCAGATGTATCTACAAAGGCAGACACTTCATACGTTAATGCGCAAATTCAAACTGTAAATACTGAAATAAATAAGAAAGCAAATAGAGCTGATTTACATGCTGTAGCTACTTCTGGTAATTATAATGATCTTACTAATAAGCTTAAAGCAGGAAGCGGTGTAACTATTACTGACGATAATACTATCAATACTAGTGTAGATTTATCAGGAGTTACTAATAGTATTAGTGAACTTGATAGTAAGATAGAAGCCGAGATATCTAGAGCTACTATAGCAGAGTCTAATAAAGTAGATAAGGAAGTAGGGAAAGGTCTTAGTACTAATGATTATACAACAGCAGAGAAGCATAAGTTAAACGGCATAGCTGCTGGCGCTGAGGTTAATGTACAGTCTGATTGGAATGCTGTATCAGGAGATGCGATGATATTAAATAAACCTACCTCCTTACCAGCTAGTGATGTTAGTGATTGGGCAAAGGCTAAGACGAAGCCTTCTTATACAGCAGCAGAAGTTGGTGCTGTTGCTACATCAAGTTATACTGCTAATGATGTATTGAATAAATTAAAAACTGTTGATGGTTCAGGAAGTGGTCTCGATGCAGATACTGTTAGAGGTTTTACTATATCTAAATCAGTTCCATCGGATGCTAAGTTTACAGATACAACATATGTATTTGCTAATGGTACAGATGGTTCATTCACTGTAACACCTAGTGGAGGTAGTGCGTAGAAGGTATCTATTGGTAAACCTGCGGAAGCAATGTCAGTTAAATATAACATAAGTGATATAACCAAAGCAGAAAATATATTGCTTGGAGGCACTAATAAATATCATTTTGCTATCTAGATTAATAAAGACGGTAATAATGTACCATATGCAGAGTTAAATACTGGTAGTAGTGGTATGAATCCAATATATGTTAGACAATATGGCACTGAAGGAATTAGAAACAGTATAACATTACTAGATCCTAATGGTAATACACTATTTCCTAATACAGTAACAGCTAATAAGTTCATTGGATCACTTCAGGGTACTGCTGATAATGCTAGTAAATTGAATAATCTGACATTTAGTAGTGATTATAACGATTTAATTAATGATAGCATAACTTAGACTATAACTGATACCTCTAATAGTATATGGTTTGTTAAAGTAACAGTACTTACAGAGTGGAATACTAGTTTCTTTTCTTTATATTTAGAAAGCGCATACAATAATAATTTAAGTAAAGTAGCAGTTCAACTATACGGTATAAATGGTTTTCGTTTCTATAGAAGTAGTTATAATGATATCAATATAACTAGAATAGCAAAAGTTAGTGGAAAAAACCAAGTACCAATATTGTACTTGCAAATGAGAGGTAGTACTAATGCTAAGTTAACAGTTAGCAGTAGTAGAAGATTCACTCTAGAAAAAATATAGTCTATACCAGATGGTATAAATATGATAGATATAATATATACTGACTATGTATGGGGAACTATAGGAGCTAGTACTGTCCGTGCATCGTAGCTCGTAGGTCCATTACAAGGTAACTCAGACACAGCAACTAAGCTAGCTACTCCTAGAAGTATTAACGGTACTAACTTTGATGGTAGTGCTAATATTACTACTTCTAAATGGGGTACTAGTAGAAACTTAACTATTGGTAAGACTACTAAAGCTGTAGATGGTAGTAATGAAGTAAGTTGGTTGACTAGTGAAATAGCAGATAATGCTACTACTACAACAGATGGATGGATGAGTAAAGAGGATAAGTTAGCACTAGCTAATTTGAATAGTGATTTCTATGGAAAAGAACAAGTAACAGTATCTGTTAAAAAAGATGGAGTAGCCCATTCTGTTTAGATTGATATTAAAAATAAAGATAACGATGAAGTCATAGCTACTTCTACTGGCAGCAGTTTAACTACAAGAATTGTGTATGGAGTTAAATATTATGTATCAGTTCCTGATATAGACAAATATACTATTAGTGCGGAAAGCTTAGAATACACAGCTTCACAATAGGTGAGGACTATAAACCTTGAATATACAAGGTGTGATGAAATTACAATAGACCAAACTGTAACAGATCCTAACTCTATGATATCAGGAGATGTTAACGGTACTGTATTATAGTGGATACGTAATAACACTCACAGGTATGTTGCAAAGAAAACTGGAGATGGGCAGGTTACTATATGCCAGTTAAGTGATAACGATACTACTAAATTCTATGACAATTTAACGAGTTCTTCTGATTACATTAGTAATATTAACTATGATGTATTTGTCAGAATACCTAGATTTTGGTATAAAGCTACTGAAACTACTACTAACGTTTGGAAAATAACATTTTCTAACACTAAACAATCTAGTACATGGAAGGAGTGGGATGGTAACGATCTAATTGGAGCTTATGAAGGTTATACCGCTAGTTCTACATTACATAGTAGATCAAATGTAACGTCTACTGGTGATACTTCACAAACAGATTTTAAGGCATATGCTAGATAGAGAGGTACTGGTTACACCCTTGTTAAATGGAAACACCATTGTATTGTAGGAGTGTTATATTATGCGTTATATGGTAATACTAATTGCCAAGCTACTATAGGTTATGGTACTGATTCTTATACTAAGACTACTGGACTTACTAATAGTTTAGGTATGAATGATTCATCAGCCTCTGCAACAGGAAATAGCAGTAGCATAAACTTCTTAGGATTAGAGAACTGGTGGGGCAATAAATACGAATTTATTGACAATGCTACGTTTAATCATGGTGGTACTGATTATAAATTTTATATAGTAGAGGATGACGGTAGTTCCAGAGAAGTTCAAGCTTACCCATATACAGGTATACTTTATCCTACTGTAATGGTGTTTGGAGAGTATTTAGATCTTGTTATGAAACCTAATACTACTTCTGGAACAACTTCTACTGGATTCTGTGATAGTCAGTACTTTTCAGGAAGCTCTAATTAGGTGGTTCAGCGTTCTTACGGCAGCTCGGGTGCCGGTGGGGGTGTGGCTTACTTGAATACGGTCGGCTCGGGTTCGGATGCGAGCTCGTACTTTGGTTCCTGTCTTGCCTTCAGAGGTACTATTATAGAAGAAAAAAATATAGAAATTTTTAAAGCTTTAAAATAAAATTACTAAAACATGGGTAGAGGTCCGTAGGAAACTATAAGTAGTTCAACGTTCTTACAACAACTCGAATGCCAATGAGAGTGTAGCTTACTTGAATACGAACAACTCGGATTCGGATACTAGCTCGAACATTAGTTCCCGTCTTGCAAACAGAAACGCAGTCAGAACCATATAGGCTATTATGCCTAACGGACCGAGCCTTACTAAACTTTCTGAAATACTGAAAGAAGTAAAAAATCACGTGCGTGCCATCATGCGTTTGGTAGGTTAGTTCTCGAAGAAGGTAGATGGCGAAACTGAAGGAGATATGCGCAGAGAAGGATATATAATAGAAGAAATAATTGAATATTCTAATATGTTAGAAAGTTTCAATTATGTTATGAGAGGTACTAAGAGAAAAACTTCTGCAATTGGAATATACTTAATGGAAAACAAGGAATTAGTAATACAGTAGTTGTAGAAGGAAATAAGTGAAGCTACTTTTAAAATTAGTAGTTATAGAGAGTATAAACTTTATGAATGGGGAAAAGAAAGAATAATACAAGTAATACCTTTGAGAGAAAGAATAGCTTTAAATGCAATAATGAGAGTTGTTGAAAAACATTTAGTGAAGCGATTCATAGCAGATTCAGCAGCTGGTCTTAAAGGTAGGGGGTTACATTATTTATTTTATAGAATGGTCCACGATATCAAAAATAATCCATAGGAAACTAAGTATATATACAAATGTGATATTCGTAAGTTTTATATGAAAATAAATCAAGTAATCATGATGGAGGTTATCAGAAAATATTTCAAAGATAAGAAACTTATAATATTATTAGATAGATGTGTATCAATGTTACCAAAAGGATTATCTATAGGACTACGTACTTCACAAGCTCTTGGTAACTTATTATTGAACTATTATGTAGACCATAAATTAAAAGATCAATATGGTGTTAAGTACTACAGAAGATACTGTGATGATGAATTATTTCAAGCTGCAACTCCTTAGTAGTTAACACCTATAATAGATATATTAAAGTAGTGCGTATCAAAAGCTGATTTAGATATCAAACCAAATGATCAGTTGTATTGCATTAATAATAGAGACATAAACTTTTTAGGATATAGAGTTTATGGTAATGGTAAAATAGCTATTAGAAAAAGAATCAAAAAGAAATTTGCTAAAAAGATTAAAACCATAAAAAGTAAAAAGAGAAAAAGAATATTAATATCTTCTTTCTATGGTTTAGCTAAGCACGCTCACTCTGGTAATTTGTTTAAAAGAATTACTGGAGTAAGTATAAAATGGTTCTAGAAGCACGGACCAAATGATATGTATAGATATAAGAAAGTTAAATAAGTAAGCCATGAGAAATTATAGTAATGCAGATATTAAATATATAGAATGTATAAATAACAAATTAAATAAGTGGAGAATACGTTGGGATATACAACCAGAATATCAACAAAATGAAGAAGGGAACCAAGAAGAAAGAGGAGTATCATTTTTAGAATATGAGTTTAAACACAAACCATCTTTAGATGAGATAAAAGATGTAGTATTGAAATGGTACAATGATAGAATAGATGCTCAGATTTACTCTGGATTTGTATGGAAAAATATGCCAGTGTGGTTATCTAAAGAAAATCAATTTAACTATAAATCAGCATTTGATTTAGCAGTATAGACCAACAGCCAATCATTACCTGTTACATTTAAATTTGGTAGTGAGTATCCAATATATTATACATTTGAAACTATTGATGAATTGACTGACTTTTATCAGAAAGCCATGGATCATGTTACTACTACATTGACAGCTGGATGGGCTTTAAAAGATTCATTAGATTGGTCAGTATATAATACAGATTGAGTTAGCAAAAAGAGCTATTACATCTCCTGTATATACTTTTACTTATAGTAACATATACATACAGGAGACGTTTCATAAATAAATGTCAAAGGTATTTTCATATGCTAGCTAGTAGCATGTTAGCATTAATCTCAGAAAAAATTAAGTATTGTGTTAAGTAGAAGTGAACAAGTAATGAATCTCACTAGACGTATATTTGCTAACGGTTACCAATCTATATTAGGTTGGTGTACTGGTGTTGCAACTATAATAGCTCCAGCCGTGCCTTTAATAGGTACTGCCTTTCTGTTCATAATATTAGACTTAATCTATGGGTATAAGGTATATAGAAAATTCACAGGGCATAAAGATATTGAATCTGGTAAATTATGGAATACTTTAGAAAAACTAATGTTTGCATCAGTAATGATTGCTGGATTTACATTTTTAGATAAGTTTATATTTATGACATATGCAGATCTGGTGCTAGCTAAAGTTGCAGCAGGTGCTATATGTTTTGCAGAAATAATATCATTACTAGAATCACGTAAGGCATTAAAGCCTAACTCAATAATAACAAAATTACTTTCTAAGATAATAAAATCTAAAGCAGAGAAATACCTAGATGTCGATATTTCAGATATAATAGAAGACTAGAAAAATATTAATACTATTACAAATGATACCAGTACTGATAAGCTTAGCAAAAAATAAAATTCTACAAGTTGTCAGTTGGTTTAAAAAGTATTACAAAATAATAGCAGTGATTGTCATTTCGATACTCACTGCTATTTTGTTTTATTAGCATGACTAGCTACAAAAGAAGAATTTAGAAATAGATAGAGTAACCAATAACTACGAATTCTACATGAAACAAACCGCGGAAAGTATTCAGTAGAATCAAGTATTGTAGCTTACTTTAAATGAATATAAAGAAACCAAAGATAGCTTAATATAGAAAATAAAAGCTACTTAGAAGAAATTAAAAATCAAAGAGAAGGAGCTATCTCAAGTGCAGATATAGGAGCAAGAAATAGTACATGATACTACAGTAGTAGTCAAATCAAATGACTTTGAAGTGGAAATCAAACCGAATAGTTTAACATCAATTATTATAAGCAGAAAAGATACTCTCCTTAAACATCATCTAGACATTAGAAATTCTCAAACAGTGTTTGTAGGTTAGAAAAAAATATACAAAAGATAGTATAAGAATTGGTTCTAGAGACTCCTTCACTTTGATTTTAAAAAGAAAACTATTTATAAGTACCAAATAGATAACAGTAATAAATTAATCAAAATAGAAAATACTAGAATAGTTGAATTATCAAAATGAACTTTATTAGTAATATAATTAAAATATTCAATATGATGAGAGAAAGACTGAAAATAGAACGTCATGAGGCTATGTACGGTCCACACTTCAATGAAGAGTAGGCACTAAAAGCAGTCTCAAAGATGGAAAATGAAGATGGCTCTCGTGGAGAACATTGGAGTTTAGAAGAAGCTACTTCAATCGCCAATCAATACGGAATCAATCTGAAAAGTGAAAAGTTTAATAAGTATGATTGGTATGTCGCTCTCAATATGGTACGTTCAGATTACTATCGTGCAGTAGTAAATATGACAAATGGAGATCACATTAAATATTTTGTAGAACTTACAAAAGCCTGGATAAATGATAAAGACATTGATGAGGGCAAAATGTGGTATTACTATTGCTATGTTATGTGTGACAAACTTCGTAAAGAAAGTAAATCAATGCTCATGTTTGAAGATGATGAAGACGAAGAAGTGGAATACAGATACGCTCGTGGTGGTAGAGGACGTGGCAGAGGTAGAAGTGGAAGAATGCATTATGGTTATAGATTTGAAGATGACGATGATGACGAATACTTCGACCATGAAAGAGAGCGAGAAGAACAAATGATGCGCAAATACGAACCTATTCGTGATATGCGTGAAAGAAGAATATCAAGATATTAATAATCAAAAAATTATAACTATGTACGAACCCGAAAAAAATTTATGTACAAAACGCTGGCGGTATTGACGCAGGCGTAGCTGCTTTAATGCAGAATGCAAATAAAAGTATGGACCCTGCTGCTTTAATGGCTATGATGAATAATAATGGCATGGGTGGCAACGGTGGTTGGTGGTGGATTTGGATCATCCTTATCTTCTTCTGCTGGGGTGGATTCGGAGGCAATGGTTTCGGTAGAGACGGTAACGCTGCTGGACGTTTAGCTTCTGAACTGAACACAGATGCTAACACCAACTTGTTAATGCAGGCAATTAACGGTAACAAAGACGCTATTAACTCTTTGTCTACTACTTTGAACTGTGACGTAACATCTATTCAGAATGCTTTGAGTCAGATTAATTCTGGTGTAAATCAGATTTCTTGTGACTGCAAATTGTCTAGCTGTGAAGTTATAAATGCTATTACTTCAGGTAATGCTAACTTAGCTTCTCAATTGGCTAACTGCTGCTGCCAGACTCAACGCTCTATTGATTCAGTTAACTTGAATTTAACTAAGATGGATGCTGACAATCGTTTAGCTATCTGCCAGCAGACTAATAGCTTACAAAATGCTATTACTGGTGGTTTTAATAATCTGATGACTGATAACGCTGGTAAATTCAATGTAATTGGCGCTAAGATAGATGCACAGACTCAGATGATCAATGACAAATTCTGTCAACTTGAAATGCGTGAAATGCAGAATAAGATAGATACTTTACGTGCTGAAAAATCAGCTTTGGAATTAGGTTTATCACAATCTGCTCAAACTGCAAACATTGTTAACCAATTGCGTCCATGTCCAGTTCCAGCTTATTTAACATGCAATCCGTTTGGATGTAACGGTGGATTTACTGGTTACGGTTACGGATATAACGACGGTTGCGGTTGTGCTTGCTAATAAGAGAGGAGGTAATTATGTTTAACCCTTTCTTTAATCCTTATAGAATAAGACGTATTGATCAAGGTGGTATACCTACTCTTGATACAATATTCTCCAATGTAGACACTACTAATAACACTGTTACATATGGTATATGTCCATTTCAGTGGAGACAACTGCCATGCAGAGGTTTAATATTATTAAATATTAATCACACTGCTACTGGTGCAACAGATGGTTCATTAGTATCTGTAGCTACTTCTGTTAGTTCTAGCTAGGTATCATCTAATCCAGCTAGTGTAAATACTAACAGTGGCAAACAGCTACTTAATGGCTCTGGAGATCAAATGACTACAGAAGAAATATCAACTGGTAACAGATATTTAATATATTATGACAAACGTACTGGCGTATTTCAAACTATAAATCACATTGTAGCTCCAGCTACAGCGTAAACTAAATAACGAAACAGGGCTATCTTAATGGTAGCCCTTTAAACCAATTCATTATGCTATTCAATCAATTAAAAATTGGAGATCACGTCCATGTATTAGAAGTTCTAGGAACTTTTAAAAAGACTACTGTTTATAGTCTCGGTTCTATTACTTAGGTTTCAGGTCCTTACGATGAACCTCTACCTCAAGGTTAGTTTGCATTACCTGGATAGAATAGAAGAAAACTAGTAGATATATATGTTAGTTGTAACGGAGAATCTAAGAAATTATCAGTTCCATAGGATAAATCAATAATTAATGATAACTCTATCGGTCTTACTATAGCTACAGATAAAACAGAAATAGCTAATATGGTTAGATAGAATTACAACGAGTTTAAAGCTAAGAAAGAAGCAGCTGCTAAATATGATGAAGAAATGGAAAAGTGCAAAGCTATCTTAGATTAGTTAGATGCTGAAATAGAACCACAAATTACTGCACCGTAGATAGACAATAGTAAAGAAATAAACGATATTAAAAATGAGATAACTGATATTAAGAATACTATAGCTGAAGCTAAGAAGATGTTTATGGGAGGATTTCCTAAACCGCCAGCTATGAATTTCCCAGTTCCTCAAAATAAACCATAATAATAAGGTAGACAATTTAGTCTACCTTTTTTATTATACCTAGTTTTAGGAACAGCTATTAGTTACAACGTAGGAATGTACCTACCTTATATTAAAATCACACAGTAAGCCTTAAAATGCGTTTAATCACTATTATAATTATAATTAATACATATTAATATGACATTAAACGAGCTTGTTCAGGATGTATTACTTGAAGCTAGAAATAATCAGATAACTGAAAGTGAAAAGCTAAGTAGACATCAGATTGAAATATGGATAAAGTCTTATCGAGCAATGCTTATAAAATAGGACATAGATAAAGGTAGAACAGTAAATCCTTTATATACTCAGACTATTAAGATGCATCTCGATAAAGTAGAAGAAGAGACTGGTCATCTAGAATATATAGGAGACAAAGAATTGCCTACCTTAATAGATTTTAATTTTAGACCTGGAGTAGTATCTGTAAAAGATATGTTTGGTAATTTAATATAGCTAGGGTCTGAAACTAAGATGAAACTACAGAGATACAGAAAGTATACATGCAAAGATTACATAGCATATGTTAAAGGCAATAGAATATATGTAGAGGGTGATGCCAATCAGTTAGAATATATAGAAGTAGAAATAATAGCAGAAGATCCTACTGATTTAAAACTATGCTACAACCCAGAAACAGACGAGTATCCTTTACCAGCAGCTATGTGGGGTACAATAAAAGATATGATCTTTGCAAAAGACTTTAGAACTATGAGTATGCAACCTTCTGATACTACTAATGATAGTAAAGATGACTTATAGAATGTTTATAATCCTAATGTAAATAGAAGAGTAAGAAGATGAATGAACTAAATAAATCAGCAAATAAAACAGCTTCTTATACTATTCCTTCATTCTATAATAACTATTTAAGTAGTATAGAACCAGATACAGTATATGATATACCATACTCTATTTACAGATAGATAGTAACAGACTACTTTTAGTATATTAGAGATGAACTATTAGAAAATAGTAAAGAAGTGAAGTTACCATATAGACTTGGGTCAATATAGATAGTAAAACACAAACCTAAACATTATGACGGTAGAAGTCTTAGAATTGACTACAAGTCTACAAAAGAATTAGGAAAGCTAGTGTATTTGACTAATGAACACTCAGATTGGTTTAAATATCGAATTTACTGGAACAAATAGGATATGATAGTAGCAAATAAGAGTAAGTATTAGCTTACTTTAACTAGAGCTAATAAAAGACATCTAGCTTAGCTTATAAAAAATAAAATACACGATTACGAAGAAATTTAACTAGCCAATTATAGAATTATGATATATAAAATGGTATCCTCAAAAGCTGTTATAGCTAAAGTAATAGCTGACTTAGGAATGGATGAGGATGATATAAAAATAACAGATATTTAGGAATGGATTGGAGAAGCTGTATCAAAGATAGGTTCTGTAAATTAGCTAGATCATAAAGTGGTTAATATACCACTAAAAGGTTATCAAGCTAAGTTACCTTGTGACTTAGAAAAATTGAATACAGTAGCATTTTCATTCTGTGATTGCGGTGGTTGGCTTCCAATGAGAAAAACAACTAGCGCATTTAGTGTTTATAGTAGGTCTTGCGAATAGTCTTGCTGTGATATGTTAGTACAAGATGAAGCTTTAATACCAATGGTAAAAAATATGTTTAATCTTACTAATGATAGACAAGCTTTAGACAAATTAAATGAAGATGACAATCTAAGATCTACACTTAGTGCTTTACTAAATCAATATACAGTGTGTAGCAGTAATGGTAAAATAATGGGAGTAGCTAATAATACTAATTTTAGTAATTCTCTACAGTATGATATCAAACCTGGTTATATCTTTTGCAATATACCAGAAGGTTGGTTAAAGTTATCATACTATGCTACATATACAGATGAAGAAGGAATGCCAATGATACCTGATAATCCTTCTTACTTTGAAGCCATTTATTGGTACGTTGCTATGAAGTTACTGTATATCGAATATTTTAAAGGAAATAAACCGTAGCATATATATTATGATGCTAAAAGTTCATGGAACTTCTATAGAAAACAAGCTTATGCTGAATCTCTGATGCCTAATGCAGATGAAATAGAAAGCATAAAGAATACTTGGACTACTCTAGTGCCAGAAGTAATGGAGCATGATACATTTTTTAGTGCTACTGGTGATAGACAACATATATATAATTAGAACTTTAGTAACTTATGGAAATAAATAGTCAAGTAAACACTTTTGAAGGGGGTATGAATATGGATTCAGACATCAGTATGTTGAGAAATAATCAATATAGATGGGCTGAAAATATTCGTTTACTCACTGACAATGCTGGTACTACTGGAGTTCTATAGAATATAGAAGACGTAAGACAGTATGAAAACGGATTGAGTGCTTCAGAAATAATACTAGGTACAGCAGTCACTAGGTGGTACAATAAAGCTAAAGGTATAGTAGAAGAATGCGGTATAGTTATTACTAAAGAATTATACGAAGGAGATTATATTAACAATGTTTATGCTGTTACCGATTTTGATAGTATTAAACCAACCTGGAATTTAGTAGTATCAGCAGAAATGGATTTAATTAAAAAGGTAGCTATTGTTAGTAATTACGAAACTGAGAGTGTAAGTAAGATATACATATCTGACGGAGTGTCAGCTATTAAGTGTGTCAATATATCTAAAGAATATAACACTACTAAATCTAATCATATTACTGATAACACCTACTTCGATTTATTACCTAGTTCTACTATAGCTCCATTTATACTAGAATCTATGACTACTGGTAGTTTACCAGCTGGTATGGTATAGTATTGTTACCAATTATTTACTACACATGGTAGTGAAACTGCTACATCGTCATTAAGTGCAATGATACCTATAATATCTGATAATAGTAACAGATCTAAGACTGTGAATGGAGATCCTAAAGATACTATGACAGATAAGGGTTGTTTACTAAAAGCTACTATGTTTAATGATGGTAGATTTGAAAGAGTAAGAATAATAAGCATTCAATATTTAACTAATAATCAAGTTCCTAGAATATATATAGTAAATGAATGCGACTTACCAGAATCAGAATCTGGTACTGTAACATTTACTTATAATGATAATGGTACTGGTTATATTAGTGAATTAAGTATAGAGGAATTTAATGATCTAGTGCCATTTGAGTTCAATGCTAAGAGCATAGCTAAAATGAACAACAGACTATTTGCTTCTAATATACAGGAATTAACTTGGGATGTAGACTATGACGCTAGAGCTTATAGGTGTAATAGTAAAGGAATTGTTAAGTTAAACTCTAGTATATCTGATAATATTGAACTCCCACTTAAACAAATATTAGATCCACTAAATGATGTAATTATTCCTAAATAGCACGACTGTATAAATCCTATGAATAGTCAAACTGTCTATCCCAATGATGTAGATAGCGAGTATGCTTACGGTTTTGATGTACAAGTTAGTGCTACAGATGAATTAGAAGAAGAACCAGTAACCGCTAAGATAAGAGGTGGAAAAGGATTTAACATATCTTATAGATTTATTATTGCAGACCTAATAGAATCAGATGGTTCTACAGTATCAGATGGAGAAAGCAATAAACCATTTATTGGATATAACCTTGAATTGAGTTCTATGCGTAGAACTACAAATAGTATACAATTAAGATGCCCAGAAACTAATTCTATAGTAGCTGTTTCTAATATTAGCACTCCTGGATCTAGAATAAGAAATTATTGTGATCCATTTTATGTTGCTAACTTCTTAGGCTATCAAAGAGATGAAGTATACAGATTTGGTATAGTGTTCTACAATAATAAAAATATTCCTTCTCCAGTACATTGGATAGGGGATATTAGATTTCCGTCAGCTGATATTCCAGGATATGAGCCTTTTACTTTTGGTGGAACTGTAGACGGAAGTGGTAACTATGAATTGGTATCACATCCTCTTGGTATTCAGTTTCAAGTAAGCAATATACCTACAGATGTAACAGCATACGAAATTGTAAGATGCGACCGTACTATATCCGATAGAACAGTAGTAGCTCAGGGTTTATTAAATAGAACAATTAGATATAACGGATGGGCAAATTCTGATGATTATGTTTATAGTAGGCACACATTAGGTCCTATGGATAGAAGACCAGCTATTATGCCTACATTCTCAGCATCTAAAAATACAGCATTTGCGCAAGGATATTATGTTATTCAGGATAATAGAATGGAGCAGCAAAAGAAACAATTACAAAATCCATTTGATACTAACGGAGTGTTTGATTTAGTAAGCCCTGAAATATGTTTCAATAAAGAAAAGTCTGAATAGATAATAACATCTGATGCTAAAATTGTCCCTTTATATTGTGGTATGTGTGCTACCTATTGTAATGATGCAGGCAACGAACACCATAGATGTGGTATACCTTTTACTGGAGTAATAAATATTACTAGTACAGAATATCAAAAGAACCCATTTGGAGGTATAGCTTCAGAAGCAAGCCATGTTGATGATAAACCTGCATTAGAAAATGGTGTACTAGACGGATTTGAATAGAACGGTACTGAAGAAAGCGGAGGTATATGTAAATACTATCAGTTCTTTACTAAAGAATACGCTAACTACTAGAATTCTAATAATAGAATTGCATTTGATATTAATAGCGCTATAAAAACTACTAATATATCACCTTACACAGATTTAGAAGGAGCTAAAGGTTATATAGATTATATAGACAAATACTCTTATGTTAACTGGTCAATAGGATCGTATGAAGCTTGGGGTCCTCATGGTGTTAACATGGTAGTTACTTCTAATAACTTATACGATACATATAATGGAATATCAAGAACTCCATACGGATCTAAATATTCTTATAATGCTGTACTATTTGTTAACATAAAGAAAAGAGCTGCACAATATGGTGGTGATACTTATGCTAATAGACAAAACTCTGTCTATATAAGTACTAATACTTATGTAAAACCTACTTGGGATGACTATAATAATCCCATTTGCTTTGGTGGAGATACTTACTTAGGAGTATTTGACTATTCACACACTTTGTTGTTTACTAAGAATGTGTCTACTGATATGAATGGTTATAAGAGATACGTTGGATGTTATATACCGCTGGAATCTAGTGTTAACTTATATTATAGAAATGATACTCACTTCAGTCAAGAAACATTGCCTTCTAGAACAGGAGCTACAGTTGGTTCTGCTAATATATATTATACTACAGAACCTGGAACTCTGAATACTATATCTGCATAGAGTGTACCTATGTATGCATACAATGCAGCATATTCTAGTTCTAGTACTAGTAAAAGCTATATACAAAAGTCTATGTATGCTGAAGATGATATTAAGAGTTCTAATAGAATTACATGTTCTGAGTTAAAGACAAATAACGAACAAACCGATAGTTGGACTAAATTCAAGTTTGCTAATTATTTAGATGTAGATAGTTCTTATGGACCAATAACCAACTTAAAAGTATTTAAAAATAGGTTATATTATTTTTAGGATAGTGCAGTTGGAATAGCATCAGTAAATGACAGATCTCTTATAAGCGATAATAACGCTGGAGCATTAGTATTAGGTACAGGTGGTATACTTACTAGATTTGACTACTTAGTTACACTAAATGGGGACAGCATAGTAAATGATAAGAGTATTACTAATTCAGAGACTACTATATACTGGTATGATCTTGATAAGAATGTGTTATGTTCATTAGGTAACGGATTTAATGAATTGTCTAAAGTTAAATTCGTTTAGACTTACCTTAATCGTTTGCCAGATAAAGCTAGAACTAACCCAGTATCATTTTATGATAAGAAATACAATGAAGTATGGTTCAGAGTATACGATAGATCTCTTATATTCAATGAACAGTTAGGAGTATTTACATCATTCTATACTCATAATCCAAACTGGTTCTTCCCATTCTCTACTAGGTTAGTAACTATAAAAAATAATAACTGTTACTATTTACACAATATGTATGATGTAAATAGCGAAGTAAAAGAAGAAAGAGTTTCTTATATCAGATTTGTAGTTAATAAAGATATGGCTCAGACTAAAGTATTTGATAATCAATGGATGTATGCAGATCTTATAGACCCTACTAATTAGGATCAAACTAAGATATTAAAGAACATATATTTTACTACTAAAACTCAGGAGACAGAACCAATTAATTGGGAAAATATAGACCATAGAGAGGACAATTATAGATTCCCTATTGGTAGAGAGAAATAGAATGACCCATATCAATAGGAATAGACTAATATGTCTTATGCTGGTAGAATGAGAGGAAAATATTTAATATGTAATTATACATTTGATTGTAATAACAACAAAGAGTTTAAGCTTCCTTATGTGAAGACAACTTATAGATATTCTATGCTATAATATGAAGAAGAAAATAAATATACCTAAATATGCATATGGAGTAGATTAGATTACTGATGCGATAGGTGCAGGATTAAATATGATAGGTAATGCCACATAGGGGAATTAGGTTACAGCTAGTGGTGTATTAAGTGGAGTAGCAGGCGGAGCTATGGCAGGTGCTCAGTTTGGTGTACCTGGTGCTATTATAGGAGGAGGATTAGGTTTAATAACATCTTCTATGGGAACTGGTGGAGATGTAAATGAACAAACAGGTGAAGTTACTAATCCATCTGGTATAGCTGGTTTATTTGGTCATAGTAAGAGATACTTACAGAATAGAGGAGCTAAGATAAGAAACGGTATACAAGCCAGATCCAATGCAGAACAAATAGCTTCTGATTACTATATGAATAATGGTTATAATAATTTATCACTATCTAAAGGTGGTGTTGTTCCATCTACTATGGCTTACTTAGATGATGGAGAATTAATTAGAACTCCAGATGGTACAATAGGCTCAATACCAGAGGAAGGTAAACCAACTGATTCTAATTTACTTAATGTACCAGTAGGAACTCAGGTACTAAGTGACAAGTTAAAAGTTCCAGGAACTAAAAAGACATTTGCTGAAATGGGAAAGAAATTAATGAGAAAAGCAAAAGAAGGTGGTGATATTTATGCTCAGAATAGTAAGAGATTAAATGAGCTTAATAATCAACTGGCTTATCAAGAACTATTAGAATTACAGGAGTCAGTAAAAAACAAAGCTTCTAATAAAGCTAATAAGTATAGTAAAGGTACAGATAGCAATGGCATTTCACCTAGAATCAAACCTTACAAATATAATACTAATATGAGTAAATTTCCATATTGGGACAGTACTACAAACAATTATAAACCTGAATATCTTAACTGGGTTAATAATATTACAGATCAGGATATAAAGGATATTTATAGTGGTAAATACGGTGATATGTCTACTTATTTAGGTAAAAACAAAGGAGTAATACCTACTGTGCAAGAAGCTAAAGCTTTGATGACGGATAAAAAGTATGGAGACTGGCATAAAATTGGACAAACATTTGCTACAGCTAAAAGTAGAGAGTCCCAAAGTATTCCTAATAAAACTAGATTTGGCAGAAATACTCAAGACTTTAGTAGAATACCTATTACAGTGAATGCTCCAATAGGTAATGTAGATTCTTCTAATGAAAGAGGATCTTATTTTAATTACACTGGTAATCCTGGTAAAATAAATGTTAATAGAAAATTAACTCCATCTAGTGTAGGAGAATAGAATGCAGTGTCTCCTACTAATTTAGAAGGGTTAATGAGTAACCTCGCTGCTTTAGCTGGTCCTATAGGTAATATATCAGCAGGTAGACCAGAACAAGTAGATACTTATACATATGATCCAGTTTATGGACCTACAGAATATAACATAGATCCTTTACTTAATTAGATTGCTTCTAGTGATGCTATAGCAAGATACAACATGGCTAATGTAAATCCAAATACAGGAGCTAACATGGCGTTTGGTATACAATCAGCAGTAAATAGAAATAATGCAATAGCTAACGCATACTCTCAAAAGAATAATGCCGAGAATCAAATGGCATTTAATAATGCACAGATAGCAAATCAATGGGGACAACAGTATGCTAATGCAAGACATATAGCAGCTAACGAATAGGCTTAGAACGATGCTACAGCTAGAAATATACGTAGACAAGGTTATGGTGATTTATCTACAAGATTGCAAGCTATCAGTAGAGACAAGCGTTTAATGAATAGAGATTAGGCAATGTTAGAAGCTATGTTGCCGTATTTAGAATATGGTATGACGTCCAAACAATTAAAAGAATTACACAGTAGATTAAGTTATGGCAGTTAATAGATTTGATAAACCAATAGAAAGTGAGTATATTAGTCAGTATACTCCAATTCCTTTTGAATAGCTATATGCTATAGGTAAGGCAAATAACGAAAGAGTAGATAAAGCTTACAACGATTTAGCAAACCAATTTAGTAAGTGGGGTGAATTTAGATCACCATCAGCAGTAGATACAAAAAGATTTTATGACTATACGATTGGAGCTGCTCAAGGCATAGTGAATCAATTAGCTACAAACCCTGATTTGATAAAAACTGCCGAAGGTCGTTCAATGATACAATCTTTTATAAACTCTAGACCATATAATGAGTTAAGCTAGTTGTAGCAAAGTCGTGAAGGACTACTTTAGAGATAGACTGTTAATTAGAAACTTATGTTAGCTGGTAAATATAATCCGTTGTGGCACGATGTAGATTTTACTAATTACGATACAGTAAATAGTGGCATATATAATGATATTGCTCCGTTGGCTTATAAATCTGAAAGAGAATTAGTAGAACCTTTCGTCAATAACCTGAAACCTGGATTTATTAAGCAAGAAGGTATGTATGATTGGAGAGGTGTATCTACTGATAGAACAGATGCAGAGTTAGCAAAAAATCTATCTTCTATATATAATACTCCAGAAGCACAAAAACATTTAGAAATTCTTCAAAGACAAGGGTTAAGTAAATAGGAAGCTGAAGAACAGTTTGCTAGATCTTTATTTACAGCTGGTAGAGAGTTTGCTTATCAAGATAGAGAATTAAATCCATTGGCTAAATTGGATTACGCTGCTTCTCTTAAAAATAAATATCAGCAGCCTACTTCTAGACCTATGAGATTAACAGAATCAATTGCTACTACAGGAAGTTAGACATTCAATGTTGGTACTAGAGATTACGTTAGAGAAAAATACTCTGAACAAGTTAATCAGATATATGATAAATATCAAAAGGCTTTAGAAAGCGGAGATAAACTAGCAGCCAATACGTATAAAGCTCAATTAACCAAAATTAGAGAAGAAGCTAGAAGTTATACTCCCCAAAAACTATTTAAAGATATATTTTCGAAGTATATGGTTGATAATAAACTTACTAATATATCTTTAGCTAATGCCACCAATGAGATATTGAACAGACTGTCTACTCCATTAAAAAATAGTAAAGTAAATGATTTGCTACAAGAAACTATACCTGGCGTATCTTCCGATAAAGTAAACACTGACTTTGGTAAGAGAAGAGTAATAACTAACGGTATGGGATTAGACTTAGCTACAGATGTTTTCACAGAAATTGCTGGTTTAAAGCATGTTAGCGATAGTAAAGATAAGTTCCGTTAGGCTTTAAAAAGTGGTAGAGTAAACGACATGATAGTATTACAAGGTGGTAACTTCATTACTTTACCTAGTAAAAATGGAGATGCGGTTTCCCCAAACAGTAGTCAGATAGTTACTGTGGCTATACCTCAAAGTTCATTAGATAAATTAGGTATTACGGACAGAGATATGATAATATCTGGAGCTAAAAGAATTTATAATAACAAAGGTAAATCCACATATTCTATAGATGTAGAAAAAGGAGAAAAGAAAATATAGCTTACAGGTAGATATTTTAATGAAGATGATGGATATCATGACGAGTATGAGCATGAAGGTAAATATTCTTCTTCGATGAGTAATGAAACAATGTACTGGCAAATAGATTTGTTAAACAAAATACCAGACCCTAATGGTCAGTTAAATGCAGAATACTTAGATCAACAAGCTTGGCGTTTATCTATGTCAGATGCAGCTAGAGGAGAGCTATTTTCATCTACGCAAAGGGATGCGTATGGTGTAGGTTATTCCGCTGGTGAAGATGATGAAGATGAAGATGATAAATAAAAATATAAAGTATGGCTAAGAAAAATAAATTTGATTTGAATTCTCCTTCACTGGGACAAAACCTAGTGAAGGATAATATGTCTCAGTATGCTAGTATGATAGATTTAGATAATCTACCAGAAAAATATAATATTAATAAACTAACTACTGAAATTGAAGAGCCTGTAGTAGAATGGTCTCCTGAAAATGCTGTTAAACACGACGGGGAAGTAATGTATGAATTAGGTAAGGGTCTAGTTAGTTTTTTAGGCAATACTAAAAATTTAGTAAATTATATTGGAAAAGAAAGACTAAGCGTAGGTTTAAGCAAGTTACAAGATAATCTAATGGAGACTGAGGCTAGATGGCTTCCAGAAATAGAATAGGCTCAGGCTTATTTGAACGCTAAACAAATAGTAGATTCTTTACCTCAAGCTGCTACGTTGAATGATGAGCAAAGACAAGCCGTTCAAGTTGTTAATGAGTTAGAGCCAAAGATAAAAGAAAGCGCCAAAACAAATCCATACATACGTGATATATTCTATGATACTAACAATAGAGGTTTACATGGTAATATGTTGATTAATGTAAAAGCTGCTTTAAATGATTTTACTGACAAAAACATATTCAACGTAAACCCTTTTGATAATATAGCTACAGCACTATAGGATAATGCTTTAAATGAAGACGATACTCAATTCTTATGGGATGCTAAACAACAGCAAATAGGTGACAAATAGAGGCAAGAATTGTTATCTTAGGCTTTAAATAATGCTAAGAATGAGTATGGAGATAAAACTGATGATATTTTAAAAAGACAAAACACCTTAAAAAAAGGTGGATGGTTATATGATCCTGCTTCCTTGTCAAAAGAATTTGAGGATAGAGTAAATACCTCTGAACTATCAATAACAGACCCAAAATCTTGGTTTTATAACTTGGGGCACATAGGTAGTTCTTTGTCTGAAATTGAGTTAATGTTTTTACAAACTGGAGCATCTGTACTAGCTAATAAATCTGCTAGAAGTTTAGCTGTTAAAAGTGCTTTAACTAAAACTCCATATGTTGGTCATATAGCTACAGCTATAGCTCTAGGTGAGCAGGCATTTAACTTATGGATGGCTAAACATTATAGACAGTCTGAAACTGCTAGCGAAGTTTTTGATAACTATCAGCAACGAATACTAACCAGTGCAATCGAGGGTAAATCAGACTTAGACC